TTATATTTTTCTTCTAAGTTCTTTAACTACTCCTAATATAGTAACTTCTCCAGGATGATTATAAGTTTTAGGTGGGTAGTTTGGATTTATTGGTTTTAATTCTATCTTGTCCTTATACTTATTTACTGTTTTTAAGGTAGCATTAAATCCATTAACGTAACAAGCACAATCTTGACCACTTTCACAATCAGGTTGCACTAATATAATTACAGTATCACCGTCTAAATATTTGGGATACATAGAATCTCCAATAACTTTTAAAGCTATGTATTTTTTGTCTCCTTTGAGCCAATTTACTGGAATATCTTCATAACCTTGAATATCTTCTACAGCTTCAAGTGGGACACCAGCAGGAATAGAACCATAAACAGGTATTAAAATTGAATTACTATATTCCTCGGATGTTTCCCATCCCATTAAATAAGATGGTGTAACATTCAAAACTTTAGCCAATGGTTCTAATATATCTAAAGGTAAGTTTTCAATATCATTGCTTTCATACCTATAAATTGTAGCTCTATTTTTTCCTAATTTTTTTGCTATGTCATCTACTGATAAACCTAATTGTTTTCTTCTTTGCTTAATTCGTTCTCCAACCGTCATTATTAATACCTCCTACGTAATTAATGCTTATATAATATTATATAAGTATTATCGCATATATGCAACCATTTTATACATTTATATGAAAAAAATCTCATTTTATGCAAAAAATATCTTGACTTTATAAAAAAGCTAATATACAATTAAGTAAATCGCATAATATGCAACAAAAAAGGAGGTGAAATGATGGTAAATATAAATAAATTGAAAGGGAAGATTGTGGAGAAGGGATTAACTATAGAGAAACTAGCAGAAAAGATAGGAGTTGATAAAAGTACTCTATATAGGAAAATAGGCAATGAGGGAGAAGCCTTTACAATCAAAGAAGCTAATCTAATATGTGAAATTTTAGAATTAAATGGAAAAGAAGCAACAGAAATTTTTTTTAGCCAAATTGTCGCATAATACGCAACAAACAAAAACAACTATTAAAGTTTGTAGTGATAGTACAAACTAGAACTTTCATACATTTTATTGAGGTGATTAGTATGAAAAAAGAAAAATATGATGCAACATATAAATTCGGAAATACCACAGTTCATGTGGTGGCTCCACCACCAATGACTGATGAAGAAAAAAATAAAATACTTGACGAATTTCACCAAGCTGGATATGAAATTTGGAAAAATCTAAGTGTGGAGGAAAAATTAAAATGCTAAATCTAATATGCAACCTAATCTCTAAAATAGTTTTTTCAGGCATTAATGGGACAATCCTAATACCTTTAATAGGCTTTCTTTTATGGATTGTAGTAGGACAAGTCAATGACTGTATCAGCATAAATAAGAAAATATTTAGAGGAGGGATAAAGTAGTGGGAATTTGGATTAGAACGCAAAATAAAGAAGTACTGCTAACGTGTCAGACTATAGGATTAACGAATGATGAGTTAAGTTTAGTGGAAGAAAAGAATACAGAAAGCTATCTTTTAGGAACTTACTCTACAAAGGAAAGGACATTGGAAGTCTTAGATGAAATACAAAATCAAATAATGAATGGTATCCAATCAAACAACATGAGAGAAATAGCAAACTACGAGATGGAAAGTTCTACAGGATATTCTGTATTTGAAATGCCAAAAGAATAGGAAGTGAAAATATGAATAAACCTCATTGCTATGGAAAGATGGATTGGATACTAGAATATCCAGAGGATGAAACGCCAGAGCATTCAATATGCAAATGCCAATACACAAATAGTTGTCTGAGAATTACTAGAAATAAGCAAGAAAAAGCCCCTATAGCCGGCAAGCAAAATAGGGACTAAGAAAAAAATATCTTAATCAATTATATCAGATAGGGGGGACTAAGTAAATGAAATTAGAGCAAGAAGGACTATATGAAGCATTAGAAGTTATTGCTAATGGAGTATTAAGTTTAGAGGACATGATTGGTGGACCAATTGAAAGGTTGACTAAAGAAGAAGTTCAAGAGGTAGTAAATAAGTTTTCGGATGAAATAACAGAGTTTGATAGGGATGAAATGGCACTAGATGCATATGATTTTCAAAGATATGCAGAAAGTATCTTAAGCGATGTTGTTGCAAAATTAAGAGATTAGGGGGAATTAATCAAATGAAAACTATGACTATAGAAGAATTAAAAAAGAGAGGTTTTAAGCAAGGGGATATTTTATTTATAAATCATAAAAATTCTGAATTCACAGGGTGGTATATGGCAATAAGAGAAAATGGATTTATTGGATTGAATACACCAGTTAGGGGTTCTTGGGGAACTGATACTCATACAAGGCAAGAGATAACCAAAGTAATACTAAGAGAAGATTTGAGTAAATCCCATTTATATATTACATCAAAGTTTTTTCAATCATTTGAAGAGAGTTTTTTTAAAGATTACATTACTCACATAAAACCTAATATAGCTAAATACATTCACGCAGTACACTTTGGCAGTACAAAACTTTACACATGGAGAGTTCCAAAAGAATTTGCAGATATTGACTTTAGGGCTGGAGATATTGTTGAAGTTGATACCGTTAAAGGAAGACAATATGTAGAAGTAAGAGAGACAGCAGAGTATGAGTATGACGAGAAAACCAAGGAAATTACAAAACTTATAAAAGTATTTGATTACTACACAAGGAGGATATTTTAATAATGAAAAATTATCAAATTAGTTCAGGACAAATACCACACTTAGTTAGATTAACAGCAGATTTATTTAGAGAAATGAGCGAGGAAATTGACCCAGTTTTAAGGCCAAGGCACATGCACTTTGTAGCAGATTTATTAAAGGAATTAGTAGATACAGCTTATCCCATAAAAGAAAAATCAGAGAATAGAACCATAGATAATCAAACTATAACTGATGAAGAAGTCAATAAAAGCTTATATGATGCATACTTAGCATTGGCTAAGATTATTGGACTTCCAAAGCGTTCGATTTTAAGCTTTGAAGAATTAAAGAAATCATTAGGAAAGATTGATTTAGGGGGGATTGAAATATGAACATCAAGTTAAATTGGCTACATTTAAAGAATTTTAAAGGTATCAAAGATTTTAAGCTAATAGCAGATGAAAAGAATGTCTCTGTATTTGCTGATAACGGAAAAGGAAAAACAACTTTAATGGATGCGTTTCTATGGCTCTTATTCAATAAAGATAGTAACGACAGTACTAATTTCACTGTAAAACCACAGGACAGTTTAGGACAAGACATTCACCACTTACAAACAGAGGTTGAAGCTGAATTATTAATAGATGGAAAACCTCTTAAATTAAAGAAAATGCAAGAGGAAAAATGGGTTAAAAGGCAAGGTGCAACAGCAAGAGTGTTTGACGGGCACAAAACATCATATTGGTATAACGAAGTACCTACAAAAGCAACAGAGTATAAGACAAAAGTGGATGATTTAATTGATGAAAATATATTCAAGATGATAACCAACCCACTATTTTTTAACACTAAATTGAAGTGGGAAGAAAGAAGAAAAATTCTATTAGAAATTTCAGGAGATGCAACAGACGAGCAAGTAATAGATTCAGATGAAAATTTAGCCAGACTAACAGAATATCTAAACGGAAGATCCATTGACGATTACAAATTAGTCCTTGCAGATAAACTCAAAGTCCTTAAGAAAGAAAGAGATGATTTACCACCAAGAATAGACGAATTAACTAGGTCTTTACCAAATGAAGAACCAGACTATTCACTTATAGAGCAGGAGATTAGTCAACACAAGGAAACTCTATCAGGGATTGAATTCCTAATGACCAATGCTACTAATAAGGCTAATGAACTGAATAAGAAACATCAGGAGTTATATTCACTAAAAAATCAACTAGAGAAGGTCAAAGAAAAAATTAAGGCAGAGTTGGGAGCAGATAGAACTAAATTTCTTGAGAAGAAATCGGAATTAGAAAACGGAAAATTTATTCTCCAATCAGGGATAAGAGAATTGCAACTTGATATTCAGCAAACTAAATCTCACTTAGAATCTAACTCTAAGACAAGGCAAAGATTGTTAGATGAATGGAGAAGTTTAAGCGATAAGAACCTTGAAATTTTATCAGAAGAGTTTGAAGTAGGAGAAATGGCAACAAATTGCCCTACTTGTGGACAGAACATTCCAGAGGAAACTATAGCAACAGAAATAGGAACACTAAGGGTTAAATTTGAACAGAATAAAAAGATTAAATTAGCTGAAAACATAGCTTTGTTAGAGAAAAATAAAGAGTCGGGATTAGCTCTTAAAGTTGATACAGAGAAGGCTCAATCTAATCTAAAAGAATTAGAAAAAGAATTAGAAGATAAAGAGTTCAAGTTAGAAAATCTAAAAATATCAATCAATGCCTTAGATGATGAAATTTCCAAACCAATACCAGAGCCTGATTATACTCAATATCCAGAGTACAACGAGCTACTCGGTAAAACCGAACAGTTGCAAGCTGAACTAGATAAACCAGTAGAAGATAAATCATTTGAATTATTAAAAAAGAAATCAGATATACAGCTTGAAATCGAAGCTAGTAATAGAGTTTTAAACGTTAAGGAAGAAGTAGAAAAGAAGAGAACTAGGATTGAAGAACTAAAGGCAGAGGAAAAAAGAGTATCGGCACTTATAGCAGAATTAGAAGGACATAAATTCCTACTAGAGAGGTTCACAGTAGCAAAAGTTAATCTCCTAGAGGATAGCATAAACAGTAAATTTAAGCATGTGAAATTCAAACTATTTGAGGAAAATATCACCAACGAAGGAATCAAGGAAACTTGTATAGCCTTAGTAAATACCAATGGTGCATATGTCAAATATGAAGATGGAAACTTAGCAGGGCAGATAAATGCAGGACTAGACATAATACAAGCCTTATCCAAGTTTTACGGTGTTCAGGCCCCAATTTTCATAGATAATAGGGAATCAGTAAGTGAAATTATGGCAATTGACAGTCAGATAATTAATCTAATTAAACCACCTACTTGGAATGAGTTAGATAAGTCAGTTAAAAATATGTTGATTGAGAAGGTAGAAGGTGAAGATGATTATATTTTAGCAAAAGACATAGCTAGACAAAGATGGGACAACAGGAATAACACTTTAAGAGTTGAGGTGGAGCAATGAAAGAATACGCACTTTATAAAGGTGAAGAAATATTAGCTATGGGAACTGTAAGTGAGATAGCAAAGGAGATGAATATCAAAAAAGAAACTGTTTTATATTACAGAACCCCAACACAGAAAAAAAGAAGCAAATCGGATAATTGTAGAATTTTAATTCCATTAAATGAAGAGGAGGAAGATTAAATGTCAAATAATCAAGTAGCAGTTCAAAATCAAGATTTATCACTAAGCCAAAGATTTACAAATGCAATGATACAAGAATTTCAAAGTGGGGTAGGGGCAGTAGCTCTTACCGACTTCCAGCAAAGACTAGCACAAAATTATTTTATAGCTATAGACGCAGCACTTAAAACAGCAGAAATAAATAGACAGAGAAAAAAGACTAATAAAGATCCATTACCAGTAACTTGGCAAAATGTAGATATGAATTTACTAGCTAGAAATCTAGTTAGTTATGCAAGAATTGGACTAGATCCAGCTCAAAAAAACCATATTCATGCTATGCCTTTTAAGAATAATTCAACTAATAAATATGACATTGTTTTTATCGAAGGATATAGAGGAATTGAATTAAAGGCTCAAAAGTACGGATTAGATGTACCAGATGCAGTAATCTTTGAGCTTGTATATTCAAATGACCATTTTAAACCAATTAAGAAAAGTAGAACAAATAAAATCGAGGATTATGAGTTTGAAATTACCAATGCATTTAATAGAGGGGAAATTGTAGGAGGATTTTACTATCACTTATATAATGAAAATCCATCTAAAAACAAGTTAGTAATTATGACTATTGATGACATATTGAAAAGAAAACCAAAATATGCAAGTGCTGAATTTTGGGGTGGAGAAAAAGATGTTTGGAAAAATGGTCAAGTAGTTGGAAAGGAAAAGATTGAAGGCTGGTATGAGCAGATGTGTTATAAGACAATTTTTAGAGCAGCTTATAACGATATTACAATAGATAGCCAAAAGATAGATGATGACTATCTAAGATTAAAACAGTTAGAAAATCAAGCTACAGAAAATATGGTACATGCTGAAATTGAAGAACATGCTAATACGCAAATGCTAGATTTTGATGAAGATACTGGAGAAATCATTGAAGTTGAAGGCCAGGAAGTAGAAGAAACAGAAGAAGTAGATGAAGAGCCAGAGCAAATCGAAATGGAAGGACCAGGATACTAATGAAAAGTATCGAAGAAATTAAGCAAAATGAAAGATTAATTATTCAACAGATAGGTTTAGATGGGGGATATGCTTTTGCATATCTTCCAGGAACTAAAAAACCAGTGGTAGTAATATTCAGTTGTGGTGAAGGTTGGGACCATGTATCTGCAAGTTATTCAAATAGGACTCCTACTTGGGATGAAATGTGTTACATCAAGGACATTTTCTTTAGAGAAGATGAATGTGTAATACAGTATCATCCACCTAAGAGTGAGTATGTAAATAATCATCCTTATTGCCTACACTTATGGAGACCTCAAAACGAAGATATTCCAATGCCATCAAAGATAATGGTTTAGGAGTGATTAAATGAAATTAAAAGTTTTAGGAAGAAAAGGTGATAATATGGCTCATTCTACTAAAAGGATACTTGTTAAAAAAGGTGATAGATATGGCTTGTTTACAATAGTCAAAGAGGTAGAAGGAGTTTATAGTGGCAAGAACAGGCGAAGAACTTTTTTATGTAAGTGTGATTGTGGAAATTTTAAAAAGGTTGCATTGAATGATTTGAGAACTGGAAACACCAAAAGCTGTGGATGTATCAAAGAATTTACTTCACGAAATAACGGCTTAAAGAGCACTACCCATGGTATGACGCATACCAAGCTATATAGCATATGGTGGGGTATGAAACAAAGATGCTATTTAGAAAGCAATCCATCTTATAAAGATTATGGTGGTAGAGGAATCAGAGTGTGTCAATTATGGATAGATGATTTTCAAGTCTTTTATGACTGGTCTGTTGAGAATGGCTATGAAGAAGGCTTAAGCATAGAAAGAATTGACGTTAATGGACATTACGAACCAGATAATTGTACTTGGATACCTTTTAGTGAACAATCGAGAAATAAGCGAAACACACGTTTAATTACTTTTGATAACGAAACTTTGACGCTAAGAGAATGGTCGGAAAAATTGAATTTAAGTTATGGGGCTTTAAAAAGAAGATTACAAGTAGGGTGGAGTGTTGAAAAAGCATTAACTACACCTCTTGCGAAATGGAGTAAGCATTATGAAAATTAAAATTCTAGCAAGTGGAAGTAAGGGTAATTGTTACATTATTAAGTCCCCAACAGGTACATTGATAATTGAAGCAGGTATTAAGTACAAAGATATTTTACAAGGGCTAAATTTTCATTTAGACGATGTAGTGGGTGCATTAGTATCCCACGCCCACCTTGACCACTCAAAGAGTGCCAAGGATTTAATGGGAGCAGGTATAGACATATATAGTAATGCAGAGACATTCCAAGCCTTAAACTTGACAGGACATAGGACAAATATAATTGAGCCATTAAAACAACTTTATATAGGAGATTTCAAGGTTATTGGTTTTCCAATAGAACATGACGTACCTGGGCTGGGCTACTTAATACAATATGCACCTACAGGTGAAAGATTACTTTTTTTAACTGATAGCTACTACTCAAAATATAAGTTCAAGGGTTTAAATTACATTCTCATAGAGTGCAATTATATCAAAGAAACTCTTGATGCAAATATAGAGAATGGATATATCGACCAAGCTATGAAACCAAGATTATTGCAATCACATTTTAGTTTAGAGAATGTAAAAGGATTTCTTAAGACCAATGACCTAAGCGAATGCAGAGAAATAATATTACTTCACTTATCAGATAGAAACTCAGATGCTAATCAAATGATAAGAGAGATTGAGGAACTAACAGGTATAACACCTAAAGTTGCAGATAAGGGGCTAACTTTAGAGCTAAATATGTTTCCATATTAGGAGGTTGTTATGAAATTAAAATTTTGTGATTATTGTAGATATTTGACCTTGACAGAAAATCAGCAACAAATATTGAAATTGAATTCCACACCACATAGATGTATTTTGTTAGACAAACAAATTTTACACAAAGGACAACATCCTAGATTACCTAGATTGGAAGATTGCCCTTTAGAAAAGGAAGAAGATTAGAAATGTACCCATATTGAAAGAAGGTAATTGTATGACATTGGGACAACTCAATTTCGATGGAAAAGATAAAATCCAAGTTGCGGTAGATAGGATTAGAACCTTTGAGCCAAGAGAAGGCTATTATTTAGCTTTTAGTGGGGGAAAGGACTCTATCGTATGTAAAGAACTTTTGAATATGGCAGGTGTGAAATATGATGCACATTACAATAATACGACAGCAGATCCACCAGAATTAATACATTACATGAGAGCACATCATCCAGATGTAATAGTTGACCATCCAGAAATAACTATGTGGAGATTAATTCCTAAAAAGCTAATGCCACCAACTAGGATAGTTAGATATTGCTGTGATGTTCTCAAAGAGGGTGGGGGGAATGGTAGGTTTGTAGTCACCGGTGTAAGGTGGGCAGAAAGCAGTAGAAGGAAAAATAATAGAGATATGGTTGAATTTGATAGGTATGGCAGCCAATCTAAAAAAGCCAAAGAAAATAGGAAAATATTCTTAATGAGTGATAACGAGGAAAGGCGAATGATGATAGAGAATTGCCAAATCAAAGGAAAACACATACTAAATCCAATCATTGATTGGACAGATGAAGAAGTATGGAGCTTTATCAAGTTAAGAAATTTACCATATTGTGAGTTATATGACCAAGGTTATTCAAGATTAGGTTGTATCGGTTGCCCAATGCAATCGCCACAACAGAGAGCAAAAGAGTTTGAGAGATTTCAAAAACATAAAAGAAACTACATTAAAGCATTTGACAGAATGTTGTTGGAGAGAGAAAAAAGAGGGCTTGAAACTGACTGGAAAACAGGGCAAGAAGTATTTGATTGGTGGTTAAGTCAATAATGCGAAATCTAATTAGAAAATAAAAAATAGGGAGAATAAGAATGGCTAATTTAAAAGAAGGAGCAAAAGTTGAACAAATAGAGGATTTTCTGATGTATCACATAGATAATGCCGATAGCAGGAAATCAAAGGTAAACCCATCATTAACAAAGGCAGATGTATGGAATATAAATATGGGTGCAATTCAAAGTGGGAATGTAGACAGAGCTATTAATATACTCATTAGAAACCTTATGCGAGAATTTGGAAGCTATTACGAAGAAAATTAATAAAAAATAGGGGGAATTATTGTGAACTTAGAAAACAGTATAAAAGATGTTATAGCAAAGAAGTTAGAGGATGGAACGGTTGAAAAATTAATTGCAGAGGAATTAGAAAAAGGCATAAGAAAGTTACTTGAAGATTTATTCGGTTATGGTGGTGGAGCTAAAAAGGCTATTAAAGAAAAGATTGAGTCAGTAATGGTGCCTTACCTAGAGAATTACGATTATTCAAAATATATTTTGAAGCTAGATACAGTCTTGGTAGAAATATTGAAGAATACAGCATTAGATAATAAGAAATTATTAGAGAACTTCAAAGAATTAGCAAGTTACGAAACCATTGAGGAAATTAAAGTATCAGAGATATTTAATAAATGGAAGGATTATGTAGCTAAAAATATAGATACTTCAAACCTAGAGATTAATTATGATGACGGAGTTAGTTATGAATATCCAGAGGTTTCTCTTGAGGTTGAATATGACAACGAAAGAAGTTGGAGTGACTTTAAATATGCAACCATAGTATTTGAATGTGAAAAAGATGAAGAAATGAATGTTGAAATAAAAATCAGTAAATTTAGTAGATGGGATTGGACTATTACTTCTAAATCTATTAACAATATCAGCTCGCTAAGACGACTTGATGAATTCTCTATATTCTTAATGAACCTAACTCAATCAGGTACAAAGATAATCATTGATACTGATTATGAAAGTGACGAAGTGGAAGTCGAAGCAGAGCCAGAGCCAAGTTTTAGTTAGGAGGTAAATAAATGTTAGAGAAAATATTTAATATGATTATTTATTTCTTTGGTGGTGTTACCTTCTCGTTGATTCTAGTATTCATAGTCACAAGCATAGCAGAAAAAATACAAATAAAGATTAAAAAAGGTAAAGACCCAAAAGTAAATATAAAACATATAAATGGCTTAATTTATAGGATTAAAAAAGAAGGTTATACAGTCAAAGCAAAGGGCAAATACCTTCAATTAGATGATGTTCTAGAGGTTGAGTTATCAGATAGAAAAATAGAGTAAGAAAAGAATGACTTTCAACCAACTAAATAAAGGGGTGAGGACAATTAACAAAGATACTAAAACAGATATTTTAAAGTGGGCTACAGCAATAGTCTTAGCAACAATAAGTATAGTAGCACACCTTACAGTGACAAATGAACTTGAAAAATTAGAAACTGAAATAGTTGAATTAACAAAACAGAAAGAATACCTAACTCAACTTAAAACCCATTATGAAGAATTAATTAAATTACAAGATGAATTAGAGATAAACCTAAATTTTCAAATAGAAATCTTGGAAAATAATTTAACTAAGTTACAGGAAGAAAATGAGCAACTAAGAACCATAAGAGCAAAATTGACGGCTTATTCTCCACTGGACAATAGAGATGGTCAACAAGCTGAAGGTAATCCAAATAGAACCTCTATAGGTAAACAAGTAAGCCGAGGAATAGTAGCTGCAGATCCACGAAAGCTTCCATATGGGACTAAATTGGAAATACCTGATTGGGGAGTTGTAGAAGTTGGTGACACGGGTGCAGCTTTAAGAAATGATGATAAAAATATCAGAATTGATTTGTTTCATTCTACCTATAAAGATGCTATGAAATTTGGAGTTAAGGATACGGAAGTCAAGATATTGGAGTGGGGTGCAAGGTGATGTGCTAAGTGTGGCTATACGAATTCGAAATAGAAGGAGGGATTAAATGAATAAACCATTAATCCCTGGAGGCTATATTTTATTAAGTAGAAGAATTTTAGAAAGTGGAATAATGGAAAAACCACCTTTATACTTTAAAGTTTGGACTTGGATATTACTTAATGCTCAACATAAAGATTATGGAAATCTGAAAAGAGGGCAACTTTTTACATCTATAGCAGAAATTCAAGAAGAAATGGCTTATAATGTGGGTTTTAGGATAGAAAAGCCTACAAAAAAACAAATTTGGGGAGTCCTAGAATGGTTAAGAAACCCCTCAAACCCTGTTGGAACACGATTTCCTTATGAAGGAACTATGAAGGTAACGACGGTGGAACCAATGATAGAAACTACGAAGGTAACACACGGATTAATTATAACAGTAGTGAAATACGACATCTACCAGACCTCAAAAAACTATGAAGGCAATAACGAAGGTAACAATGAAAGAACGATGAAGGAACAACGAAGGGAACGAGAAGGGAACAATATTAACAAGAATGATAAGAATGTAAAGAATGATAAGAATGTTAAAGAAGATATATTAATGTCGCAACAAAGTTGCAACGATGAATTAGAACAACTGAAACTGGAATTTGGAGAAGAGAGCACAGAAATAGCTTTAGCTAAATTTCTTATAAGTGAAATGTTAAGAGTTAAGCCAGATTCTAAAGTACCAAAAGACAATGTTGAAAACCTTCAAAATTGGGCTAAACAGATAGACTACATGATTAGACTTGATAAGAGGGAGCCAAGAGCAATAGCTGAATTATTTAGGTGGGCTCAAGAAGATACATTTTGGTGTTCAAATATCAGAAGTCCACAGAAATTAAGAAAGCAATGGGATACTCTAGAACTTCAAAAGAATAGAGCCAAACCTAAAAATAAAGCCAATAAGAATGTATCCAAATTAGAGGAAATGTATCTAAAGGCTAGAGCAGAGGAGGAAGAAATTTGAGAAAATCCGAAGTTATAAAGTTGCTAGGTATGATATCAGGAGCATATCCAAATATGAAAGAAATAACGGATTTAACAGTAGATATTTGGTATGACTGCCTAAAAGATATGGATATTGAAGTTGCACTCTTAGCAATAAAAAAACATATCCTTGAAAGTCCATTTCCTCCCTCTGTATCAGATATAAGAAAACAATTATCTGAGGTAACAACACCAGAGAATGAACGATTAGACGGAGCTAGTGGATGGGGAGAGGTGATCAAGGCTATTAAAGAATATGGCTACTATAGGGAAAAAGAAGCTTTGGAAAGTATGACACCAGTAACTAGAAAAGTTGTTAAATACATGGGATGGCAAGAAATTTGCCATAGTGAAAAGCCAGATGTAGTTAGAGGTCAATTTCTAAAGATGTATGAAATAGTAGGAGAACGAGAAAGGCAAAGTAGGTTATTACCACTTGATTTCAAAGAAGAAATAACTCGAATAGTAGAAAGTAGAAAAGTTATAGTTAGTTTAATTGATGGGATGGACATGGAAAAGAGGTTAGATTTTAAAGAATAGGAGGTGAATTTATGAGGGGTAGGAATAAAGACTATATAGAGCAGAGAGCAATTGAGTCGGCAAACTATCTTATAAAGAACAATTCAACAATAAGGGAAACGGCGAAGTACATGGGAGTATCTAAATCAACAGTTCATAAGGATTTAATAATTAGACTTAAAGATATAAACCACTCCTTGTATGAGAAGGTTAGAGAAGTTTTAGATGCAAATTGGGAAGAGAGGTATATCCGAGGTGGGTTAGCTACAAAAGAAAGATATGAGAGATTAAAAGAAAAGGAGAGTGCCAAGAATGAATAATTGTGTGCTTATAGGAAGATTAACAAGAGATCCAGAACTAAGATACCTACCAGGTAACGGTACAGCAGTTACAAAATTTGGACTTGCAGTAAATAGAGACTTATCAAAGGATAAAAAGCAAGAAATGGAGTCAAAAGGATATCCTACAGCTGATTTTATCAACATCACTGTATGGGGAAAGATGGCAGAAAACGCAGCTAACTATTTAGTAAAAGGTAGATTGGTAGGTATCCAAGGAAGGATTCAGACAGGTTCATACGATAAAGACGGAGTTAGAGTATATACAACTGAGGTAGTAGCTACTAATGTTGAGTTTCTAGAATGGGGAGATAAGCAGCAATCAAATAATAATGATTCTTCTTTTGACTTTGGTGGAATAGAAGGATTTCATCCAGCAGATGATGAGGATATTCCTTTTTAGAAGAAAGGCAGGAAAAGAGGGAAAGTGAGTCAATGAATAAATCATGTTACTGTTGCCAAAAGCGAAAAGTAGGGTGTCATGGTAATTGTAAAGATTATTTTAATTACAAGAAAAAACTAGAGAGAAACAAAACACTTCAAGAATCTAATAGAGAATATGGAGATTATTTATATCATGCAGTAAAGAGGATGAAGGGGGCTAGGGTGTGAAAAATAATAAGGAGGAAACACATGGAAGGAGCGGATAGAGATACTTTTATATTGGAAAACATGGGATTAGTGGGGATGGTAGCGAAAGAATTTCAAAACAGAATATACAATTCCTCATGTGTGGAAATGGATGATTTGGTTCAAATCGGAACGATAGGCTTAATCAAGGCATACGACAGATTTGACCCTGGACAGGGAGTTAAGTTTGCAGGATTTGCGATTACATCCATTAGGTGGGAAATTTCAATGTTTTTAAGAGATAAATTATATGGGGTTAAAGTTGGTGGGAGCACAGTTTATAATTACTTGAACATATTGCAATCGGGCTTAATAAACGAAAGTCCAGGAGTTATATCAGCTATCTTAGGTATTTCTATAGAAAGCGTGGAAAGTGCCATAGCATATCACAGGTGTAAATATGTAGATTCATTGGAAAGGCCAATAAATAATAATGATGAAGGTGAAGTATACTTGTCAGAAGTTATAGGCTATGAAGTTGACTTTGATGAAAATCTAGAATTAGAAGGACTACATGAGGTACTAAAAAAACTAGATGAAAGAACTCAAGAAATTCTAAAGCTGAAATTACAAGGTCTTAATCAACATGAGATCGGAAAATCATTGGGGCTTAGTCAATCTTATATCAGCAGATTAACTGTTAAGGCAAAGCAAAAATTAGAAAAGGGAGGATATAAAATGGGCGAGGGAAAAGGAAAGGATTTTAAACTAGCAAAAAAATTAGCAATAGAAACTGAGTTGGGTGCTAGTGAGATAAGTAAACAATCAGGTATCTCTTATCCTACAGCATATAGGTATATAAAATGTTACAGGGCTGATGTGAAGGAGATAGAAGAGGTTAAAAGTAAACTTGAAAGCAATCAACCGACAGTAAAAACATATATACTAAGTCCAGAAGAACTAGAAAAATATAGAGAAGATGGAGCAGTGGCAAAAGTGATTAACCATAAAACAGATAAAGAAAATTCAGGAGTTGGAGGAATTAACGTGGAGAAACATAGACTTGATATCCCAGAAGAAGTGAGAAAAGAAGAAATAGTAGAAAAGCCTGAAGCAAATCCAGCAGATGGATTCATGACTATGACATTTAAATTAACCGTAGAAAATGCTAAAAGTCAATTAGAGGATATTTTAAAGGCAATGAACACATTAGGGTTCAAAGACCTAAATATTACAATTCAGAGCCAACAGGCAGCTTAATAGATAGAAGATTGATATAACCGGTAGAGAAATGTAGAACTATTGTAATTTCCAAGGAAATCAAAGGGGGAGGAAAGTTGGAAAAGCAATTGCTAAATAGAAAGCTTTACAAAGAAATTAAGAAAATGGATAGACAGGAGATGGAAGAAAAGTTTCAAGAAACTTATAGTATAGGATTTCAGCAAGGATTTAGAGAAGGGGCTAAGGTAGCAGAACAAATAGACTTCAAAATTGAATTGGTACAGCTCCTAGAAGGGATAAAAGGAGTCGGAGAAAAGACCAAAGAGAAGATATTGCAGGCTTATAAAGAAAGGAAGATTGATTAATGAAAGCAACCTTTGAAAATTCATTCTGTATAAATTCTAAATGCATCCATTACTTTGAAGATATGTGTATGGGAGCTTTAAGTAACAATGGTTCAGAAACAGAAATAGAACCAATGACTTCAAGTCCAAGAGTCAATGACTGTCCCGAGTTTAGGCGAGGAACATTTTTAATATATGAAGTTGATTTAAAGGAGGAAGATTTTATTGAATAACAAACCAATAATGAAAGTAGTGTGTAAAGGAGAAAAACCAAGCTATGCTAATCAATTTGCAGCAGGATTAGATATTAGGGCAAACAATGATGAACCAATAACAATAAATGTAGGGGAATATGCAGATATACCTACAAAGTTATCAATGGAGATTCCAAATGGATTTTGTGGAATTGTAATACCAAGAAGTGATTTAGGATTTAACCATAGAATTACTCTTATTAACGATATTGGATTGATAGATGAAGATTATAGAGGAGATATAGGAGTTAGATTGCTAAATGAGGGAACAGAGCCTTATACAATATATCTAGGTGATAGAGTAGCACAAATGGTAATTATACCTTATGTTCAACCAGAGTTAGTATTTGTAGATGAATTGAGCGAAACACAGAGGGGCAAGGGTGGCTTTGGAAGTACAGGAGTATAAGAAGGGGTGACTACATGGCAGTAGAATACATTAGTTATATTCAGACAGAGAATTTATTTAAAGCATGGCCGACAATTCAAGGAATAAAGGAAAGTCTAGGCAGAGAATTAAGCTTCTATAAATATACAGACAAAATGGGAAGTGCAGATGACTATATTTACACTAAAGTAATAGGAAATAAAGTATTAAGTGACACGCCACCATCAGGGAAAATATCAGATAGTACAGGAAATACAGCAGTAAATATTGAGAATATGTGGAATGAAGATATGCAAAGCATAAAGAAAAGATTAATGGAAGAAAAGTTCTGTATAGATTTGGTAAATGACAAGTTAGAAATTGCCTATAGGAGATTATCACTAATACAGCAAAAGATATTAAAACTCTTCTACTTAGACAATAAAACATGGGCAGAGGTATTGGAAGAACTAAAGGTAGAGAAATACTTTCTTAGTAAGCAACAAGCACAGCTGCAGAGAAGAAATGGGATTTACAAAATCCAAAGTATATCTAAAATCACGGTTGAGACTTACGTTTCCGTAATAAAATTGGTGGAGGTGGAGTAATGCAAAAGAAAATTTATATAGCAGGAAAGATAACAGGCGACCCAGATTATAAAGAAAAATTTAAAGATATCGAAGAAGATTTAATTGATGAAGGTAATATCGTTTTAAACCCAGCAGAACTTCCAGAGGGTATGGGATATGAAGATTACATGGAAATATGTTTTGCCATGATAAGACAAGCCGATGAAGTACATTTTTTAGATGATTGGAGAGATAGCAAAGGAGCAATAAGGGAATGGTATTTTGCTAAGGCACATAACAAGAAAATAGTTGAGTTATAGGGGGTGGAATAAATGTCTACCTCGATAACTGGCACAGAAAGAGAACCCTTTGAATATTTCGACCTTGCATTTCTAGGTTACAATAATAAGCTTACAAAATATGGGCTTGGTCAATTTCTAAGAAACAATGCAGAACAAATATTAAAAGCAGACATGGCAACTTTAACAGCATATTTTAAAGATGGCACAAAGATTAAAGGATTGATTGGTGTTGATGATAGGCGTTTAGGAGGTTATAGGTTCGACCAACTAATACTGTTTGATGATGATAGATGGTTGATACGATTTGATAGAGAAGAAGATATTCGGATAATAAAAGTATTAACAATGTTCGATTCAAATGTTCCAGAAGAATTTCAAATATTAGAGTATGAGGATATAAGATAAATGGAGGTGGAGTAGATGAAAAAATTTAGGTGTCTTAAATGTTTTAACATTGATAAGTATGACGATGATGGATTTTTAGAAGAAGAGCAAAGGGTTGAGGTAGTACAAGGTACTATTTGGGAATTAGATGATGATAGCTTTAGGGTGGCTGGTGGAGAAGTCAGATTGATAAGAAATAACTTTTGGATAGAAATATCAAAAGAAACTTTTGAAAACTATTTCATGGAGGTGGAATAATGCAAGAGATTGAATTTAGAGCATGGAATGGCGAGAAAATGCTATATAACTTTGGTATGACATCTAAGGGTGAAAGTGGAGAATATGGTCAAACAAGTGGAGGAGATTACTGGGATATAAAATTATACGATATAGGTATAAAGCAGATAATGCAATACATCGGCATAAAAGATATTCATCAAAAGAAAGTATTCCAAGGGGATATCGTAAAAGTAAAAAGATTTATATTCAAAGATTGTCGTAGGAAAGAAGTAGAGGGAATGGAAGAATATATCGGCGAAGTAGTATGGCATCAATTCGGATGGCATATAGCAGAGAAAATAAATGATGGTATAAGGTATCATTCACTTTGGCTTTGGAATGTTAAGGATGATGAAACTGACCCAGATACTCACTTCATGGAGATTTTAGGCAATAGATGGGACAATCCCGAAATGAAGGTGATTGAATGAAATATTGTCCGACATGTGGAAAAGTAGTTCCTAGAGGTCATGGATATAAGAAAAACCAACAGTACTGTAGCTATAGATGTTACCAATCTATGACTCCTAGAATGATAGAAATTCAAGAAGAATTAGGACAACCAATTAGAGAGGTCATAGTAGAAACACTTAATAGAAACCACAGTGTACCAGTTACATCTGAACTGTTAGGTATACACAAACAACAATTGTACCAATGGATGGATAAATTAGGGATAAAAAAAGTTTTATATTATGAGTAAAATTTTCACCGAGGAGGGGGACATGGATTATATAGATTTTTTAATGAAAAAGAAAAAGATAGAAGGACCTACAGGAATAAAAGTTAGTCCAGAAGATTTAAATAAAAACTTATTTGATTGGCAGTCCGAGGTAGTAAGTTGGAGCTTGAGGAAAGGTAGAAGTGCATTATTTGAGGAATGTGGGCTAGGGAAAACGGTACAACAGCTAGAATGGGCAAATCAAGTAGTAAAGAAAACTAATAAAAATGTACTCATTGTAGCTCCATTGGCCGTAAGTAGACAGACTCAAAGAGAGGGTGAAAAGTTCGGAATAGAAACTCATATAGCAAGAAAGCAAAAAGATGTTAAAAAAGGAATTAACATTACTAACTATGAGATGCTAGACCACTTTGACCCAGATGAATTTATAGGAGTAGTTTTAGATGAATCCTCAATTTTGAAATCCTTCATGGGAAAGACAAAAAGAACGTTAGTAGAAGCCTTTGAAAAAACTCCATATAGATTGAGTTGTACAGCAACTCCTGCTCCTAATGACCATATGGAAATTCTTAATCAAGCTGAATTTCTAGGAATAATGAGCAGTAGTGAAGCTCTAGCAATGTGGTTCATCAATGATACTCAAAATATGGGAACTTACAGATTGAAAAAACATGCAATAAAGCCATTTTGGGAATGGGTTAGTACGTGGGCAGTAAGTATTAGTAAGCCATCAGATATAGGAGATTATTCAGATGAAGGTTATATACTTCCAAAACTTCATGAACATACAGAGATAGTTGATATAAGTTTATTAGATAAAACCTTAGAAGATGGATTTATAAGAGAAGTAAAAACTAATGCAACAGCCTACCATAAAGAGAAAAGATTTACAGCTGAAAAACGAGCAATAAGAACGGCAGAAATATTAGCAATGAAACCAGATAAACAACATGTAGTTTGGTGTGATACGAATTATGAAGCAGATCTATTAAAGAAATATATTCCTCAGGCCGTAGAAGTAAGAGGAAGTGACAGAGTAGAGAAAAAAGAAGAATCCATAATAGGATTCATAGATGGAGAAATACCGATTTTAATAAGTAAGCCTAAGATATTTGGTTATGGCCTAAATCTTCAAAATTGCTCTAATACAACATTCTGTGGACTTAGCTATAGCTACGAAGATTATTATCAAGCATTAAAGAGATTTCATAGATTCGGCCAGAAGGAAGAAGTATATAGCAATATAGTAATTGGCAGTACTGAAATGAATATCTTAAATGTTATCAATAGGAAAAAAGAATTACATGATGAAATGAACCAAAATATGTTTAATAGCATTAAGGAAATCCAAGGCCATAGTATTAAGGGGACAAAATTCAAATTAAACCTAGATGAAGTAAATATAGAATTGCCTAAATGGGCAGTAGGAGAGTGATTAGATGGGAGATATAAATAATCCACTTGAGGATATAAAGGTCGAATCAGCTTTAAGGTCAGAGAAAATGAAATTAGAATACAGAAAAGCAAACAAACCTAAAGATGTCAATATCCTTGATTATACAGTTATAGCAGCACTAGAAAAGCAGGTTGAAAAGAATGTTATATCTACAAACAGAGGAAATTTTACTTCTCACACATGTCCTTGTTGCGGAAGATTATATTGGGATTATATAGATAGTTATTGTGGAACCTGTGGTCAAAAAATTAATATAGGAGAGTGATAAAATGACAAAACAATACCATGAAAAAGATTTCAGTATTTACAACGGAGATTGTGTAAGGATTATAAGGGAAATTCCAGATAATACAGTGCATTTTAATATATTCAGTCCACCATTTGCTAATTTATATATTTACTCAAACGACTTGGCCGACATGGGAAATTGCAAAGATATAGATGAATTCTTTGAACAATTTGATTATCTGATTCCTGAGCTCTATAGAATAACAAAACCAGGCAGATTATGTGCAGTACATTGTAAGCAGCTAGTGAAGTATAAAGGTAGAGATGGCCGAGCAGGATTAACTGATTTCAGAGGAAAAATCATAGAACACTTTGAGAAATTTAATTGGCAATATCATAGTGAAGTAACTATATGGACAGATCCAGTACTTGAAATGCAAAAGACTAAAGCTCATGGCCTACTTTATAAGCAAGTAAGAAAAGATGCAAGTTTTAGCCGACAAGGACTTCCTGACTACCTAGTGATATTCAGAAAATGGGCAGAGGAAGATGAAGAAGATTTAATTGAACCAGTAGAGCATACGAAAGAAGATTTTCCATTACCAATATGGCAGAACTATGCAAGTCCTGTATGGATGGATATTCAAAGGACAGATGTATTAAATGTACAGCAGGCTAGAGAAGATAAAGATGAAAAACATATTTGTTTGGCCGAAGGTACTCTTGTATTAACCCAAAGAGGATATATACCAATAGAAGATGTAGAAATAGGCGATTTAACACTAACACATAAAGGAAATTGGAAACCTATATTAGCAAAGAAACTTACGAGAGAAAATACACCAGTAGTACAGACACATGCTCAAGGGGTGCCACATCTCATAACCACACCAGACCACAGAATTTGGGCTAGGGAAGGCAAGGAATACAAGCCCAAAGAAACAATGCGAAAGGCAGAACCAAATTGGGTAGAATCACAAAATTTGGACATACACTATGTAAATCAGAAATTGCCACCAATCATGGAATCTCAAATATCAGAAAAAGAGTGGTGGATAATAGGAAGATGGTTAGCAGATGGACACTTAGATGCAAGAGGACATCAATATTTTATTAGTGTAGGCAAGGATAAATGGGAAGAGTTTGAAAGTATGGCCAAAGGATATATAGGTGCTCAAAATGACAAAGGTTCTTCGATTCAAGTAGGACTAATCAATCTACCAAAAGATGTTAGAGATATATTAGCACAAAGTGGAAGAGGTGCAGAAAACAAGCAACTATCATTGGAAGCAATGAGCTTAAATAAAGAATTATCAGAAGCATTATTACAAGGTTATCTATCAGGAGATGGGAATAAAACAGGAAATCAACATTCAGCCAGTTCAGTATCAAGGCCACTTTTATTAGGAATGGCAATGGTAGTACAAAGAGCCAGAGAGTTTATACCTTCTATATTCGCAGGTAAGAAAGCAGGAGAATATGAGATTGAAGGAAGAAAAGTAAATCAAAAACAATTATGGGTAATGGCTTGGAGAGAAAACACTAGACATAATTTTTCTGAAATACTTGAAGATGGAGCATGGAAGAAGGTTAGAAAAGTAGAGTCAGAAGGAAATGCAGATGTATGGAGTATAAGAGTAGCAGATGATGAGTCTTTTACAGCTGAAGGATGTATAGTTAAAAATTGCCCACTTCAATTAGATGTTATAGAGAGAGCCATAGACTTATGGACTAACAAAGGTGATATAGTATTCAGTCCATTTATGGGAATAGGTAGTGAAATATACACAGCCGTCAAGATGGGAAGAAAAGGGATAGGAATTGAACTTAAGGAAAGTTATTTTGAAAACTCATATAAAAATATCATGATGGCAGTTCAAGAAAGCAATCAAGTATCAATATTTGATTTAAAGTAATGGGGCATGTGCAAGGGGAAACCGACAAAGTTTGGCGACCGAGAAGGTTTCTCCACAAGCACACACAATTTTATTGTAACACTAAAGATTACAAAAAGATATGGAGTTGATTAATTTGAGAGAATTAATTATAGATAATTTCGCAGGTGGAGGAGGAGCTAGTACAGGAATGGAATTAGCTACAGGTAGAAGCGTAGATATAGCTATTAACCATGATGAGGTAGCTATAAAAATGCACAAAACTAACCATCCGACTACAAAACATTATATAGAAGATGTATGGGAAGTAGATCCCCTAGAAGTTACTCAAGGACAACCAGTAGCTTTGGCATGGTTTAGTCCTGACTGTAAACATTTTAGTAAGGCCAAGGGCGGAAAGCCAGTTGATAAGAACATAAGAGGGTTAGCATGGGTAGCCGTTAAATGGGCAAAGTTAGTTAAGCCAAGAGTAATAATGCTTGAGAATGTTGAGGAATTCAAAACTTGGGGTCCATTAATAGAGGATAAGAAAGGGAATTTATATCCAGACCCCAAGAAGAAAGGTCAAACATTTCATTTGTTTATAAAGGCATTAGAGAAACAAGGCTATAAAGTAGACTTTAGAGAATTGAGGGCATGTGATTATGGAGCACCCACAACTAGAAAAAGATTCTTTATGATTGCTAGATGTGATGGAAAACCGATAGTATGGCCAGAGCCAACTCATGGCGACTCAGAGCAGATTGAAGCAAGAATGGGAATGTTAAAACCTTGGAGAACAGCAGCAGAATGTATTGATTGGAGTATTCCTTGCCCTAGTATATTCACTAGAAAGAAGCCTTTAGCTGAGAATACTTTAAAAAGAATAGCAAGAGGATTTCAGAAATTTGTAATTGATAATCCTAGTCCTTTTATCGTCAGAATTGGACAAACTGGATTTGCAGGAGATGGTCTTCAGTATGAAATAGATGGACCGTTAACAACTATTACAACTAAAGCAGAACATTGCCTAGTTACTCCATATTTATCAACTTATTATACAGAAACTACAGATAATGAAGTGAGAGGGCAGACTTTAGATGAACCTATAGCTACTATACCTACAGCTAATAGATTTGGACTTGTTACAGCATTCATTGCTAAACACTATGGGGGGAATTATCAAGGAGCAGGGAGCGATATAGAAAAACCATTAGATACAATAACAACAGTGGACCACAATGCATTAGTAACCGCTTTTATTGCAAGGCAGTTCAAGAGTTCCACTGGACATAAAATAGATGAGCCATTAGGAACAATTACCACAGTTGATAAATCAAATTTAGTTATGGCTTTCTTAACAAAATACTATGGTACTGATATAGGACAAAAATTAGACGAACCACTTCATACTATTACAACTAAAGATAGATTTGGCTTAGTAACTATCAAGGGAGAAGATTACAGAATTATTGATATAGGAATGAGAATGTTGCAGCCTCATGAACTATTCAAGGCTCAAGGATTTCCAGAAGATTATATTATAGACCATGATTACACTGGTAAAAGTTATCCTAAAACTCAACAAGTTGCTAGATGCGGTAATTCAGTACCTCCACCATTTGCAGAGCATTTGGTAAGAGCAAATTTACCAGATTTATGTAAGAAGGATTTAGAAGAAGTAATTTAATAAAATATAATGCCCTCAAGAGGGGGAACCGCCTTTAAAATTAAAACCAACGAAACCGATATTGATGGTAAATCCGTCATAGCGAGATTTCAAAGCGTTTATAGGCATACGCACCACCTCCTGAAATTTGTTCAAAGGTTGTTGGTTCCCCATAGGGTTGCCCCTCTTCAAGGCATTATAAGGAAAGTATAAAACATTAGGAGGAATAATTCAATGGATAAATTGCCAGATAATAAAATAATAGATTTTAGCATAATGAGAATTAATAAAAATGCACAGAAAATATGCAAATGTAATCCACCAGCATATGTAATAGATACAACAAATAAATTGGTTCAATGTACTAAGTGTAATGCTTATATTCATCCATTCGATGTCTTAGTAGGGCTATCTGAAAATATAGAATGGTATAACGAGGAAAAAGAACGTCTTAATAAAGAGCGAAATGAATTAATAGAGAAAAAGAATGAATATATAAAGGAGATAAATGCACTACACACTAAAAGATTCAGGATGAATGTATTTAGAAATTTACAAGATAGCTATATTAAGGGATTAGTTCCATACTGTCCACATTGTGAAAAACCTTTTGACCCAACGGAAATAAATCACTACACAAATAAAAATTATTGTAATTATAAAAAGGAAAAATCAAGGGAAGAGAAAGTGTCCTATATAGTGATGAGTAAAAAGCATTCAACAGTTTATGAAATGGATAGCGAATGGGAAAGAGTTGAGAAATTGACAGATGAAGAATTGGACAAGGAAATAGAAAAAGTAAAGGAATGGTTAGGTGATGAATAAATGTTTTGGAGAAAATGTCCATATTGCAAAGGTAAAAACTTATATTTAAAGAGAACAAGTCCAATGGAAGTGTACGGATGTAGAGATTGTGAGAAGAAAGCTAAATATTTGGAGGAGCAAGGACTTACTAGAAAGCAGATTGAAAAAGTGATAAAGTGGCGATTGTAGATGAAAAATAAGATATTTAACATCTTAGAAGGATTATCAATTTTACTGGATATAGTAGTGGGTTTTATCTTTGACATTACACTTACTTTGCTTGCAATTGCCACAATGGGACTCTTAACCCTTATAAGCTTTAAGCATAATACAATATTAGGAGTAGTTGTGTTAATTATATCATTATCATACTTGAGAGTATTCACTAGATAGATGAGAAGGGGGATTATATGAAAGTAAGAGAGATTGATATTTCCAATGCATTAAAAGAAAAGCACGAAAGAGCAGAAGATATATTTGCAGCACAAGTAAAAATTGGACCTGCAGGAAGTAAAATAATGGATGCAGTTGCTATTAAAAAGACATGGAGTCCTAGAACAGTTATAGGATATGAGATAAAGGTATCAAGGCAAGATTTTTTAAGTGACCAGAAACATCCAGTCTATATGGATAATTGCAATATATTTTATTTTGTAACTCCTAAGGATATTATACATGAAGGGGAGTTGCCAGTAGGAGCAGGACATATGATTTATAACCCTGATACCAATAAATTAAGAACAGTTAAGAAAGCTCCATATAGGAATGAACCAATCAGTTCAGATGTACTTCTCCATATAATGTTTTGGAAAATGGACAGATATTTTGGATATAGAACAAGAACAGAGATACTAGATGACTATAAGGCTAGGAAAGAATTGAAAAGCATAGGAAAAGAAATTGCTTATAAGATTAGTAATTTAGAGTTTGAATTAAAGTATTCTAAAAAGCGGTTAGAAATACTTAGAGAAAAAAACGAATCCTATAAAAAACAGATATTTGAACTTCGAAACCCAGCAAGTGAGCAGATAGAAGGGTTATCGGAAAGTGATATATGGAGACTGAAAAGTAGCATAAGAAACTTATCAAGAATAGCGGAAAAAATAAGGGAGGTAAATTAATGGATAACCAGAAATATTTATTTACACCCCAAAAAGCTATAGATAAACTAAAACAACTATTGCCAGATGAAAACCAAATAACAATAGGCGGTCGTAGAAATGGAAAAGAATTAGAACTTGCTATTCGTATGGGAATAAAGGCATTGGAGAAACAGACAGCTATGGCTATTACAAGAAAAGATATGTCAGAGTCTTTTAAGTGTCCAAACTGTAACGAGGATAGATACTGGAAAGATGGAAGGTGTTGTAAGGATTGCGGTCAATTGCTAGATTGGAGGAATGATTAATGGATATTGAAAAAGCAATGAATTTCTTAAAAAATACCGTTACAAGAGATAATGGATTTAGTCCAGTTTTTATAGCTAATATGGATATTCTTATTGGATATGCAGAGGAACAATTAACCGATAGATGGATTCCAGTAAGTGAGAGATTGCCGAATGAAGAGGATATTAGTCAACTGCATTATTCCCATCCTAATCATAGAAAATTTTTATGCACCATTCAAATAGCAAATTACAAACCACAAATAAGGTTATTATATTTCGGAGAAATGGGTTGGTTATATGAAGGCGAAAATTATGATGAGTATGTTATAGCATGGCAACCACTTCCAGAGCCATATAAGGAGAAGCCCAATGAAGGTTAAATATATAAAACCACATAATAATTATGATTTAACTATAGGTGAAACATATGAAGGTAGCAGATACAAAGATGGATGGCTTTTAATCAAAGAAGATGATAGAGGTAGTCAAGTATTGTATCGGGAAGAATGTTTTGAAATCAAGGGGGAATGATTAATGCCAACAGATAAGCTTGATATAGAAAATATATTTATGATTGACGCAAATACAGGCGAAAAAACAGAGATAAAAGGTGTAACTAATATAACTGTTACTACAGAGGATAAAGTCGAATACGAACCGTTTATAAGTCCTAGGGAGATATCATTTGATGTAGAAATATCAGAAGAATTAAGAGAAAAATTATTACCTAAGAAATTAGTTTGTTCAGGAAGTCCAAAAGAAATAGGAGAGAAAATATTTAGAGATTTCCCATTGGAATGTAAAATCTTAGGAGTACATTTAAAACAGAATAGGATTCATAGGAAACGTAGAATCAATAAGAAGTGGGCTAAGAGATACGGATATACATGTAAGGTATTTTATAAGTAAGACGGATAGTAACGCAAATATTGTACTTTGAAAATTGAATAGTACGGTATTGGGAAGATATGTTATAATTGATTTATAATAGTAGATAAGAGCGTTATAATAGTAACAGAATAGACAAAATTGCTAACTTTTAAGTGTTACAGATAAAGTTTGGAATTTATTTACTTTATCTGTAACACAATCTTATTAAATATTTAGTAACCATGTCATATTTAGGAGGGTAATAACAATGATTATATTAAATCCTAAAGAAATTATTATAAAGAAAATTAAGAAAGATTATCCAAACGAAAAAATAAAAGACTATACATATAATAACTTAGAAAGAATCTTGATAAGGAATTTAAAGAAAAATAATAAATCTGAATTAAATGAGATAAGATTTGATACAGATATTCGACTTCAACATATTGATATAACAGATTTTGAAAAATTTATTAGTATTAGGCTTAGCTATTATGCAGTTACTTTAGCTATATTGGCAATTATATTAAGCAGTCAAGAATTACTAAATGGGTTATCTTTTGATATTAAAGATTTTGTATATGTGATAATTATCTTTATGATTATTGTGATTGTTTCTCATAACATTATTGCTAATAAACAAAAGCAGGAGTTGATTTATTATAGATTTAAACTGAAATGTATAGATAAAATCATTGCTGAAAAAGAAAACAGGAAGACTAAATAAGGCAGCTTATAATAATCTGTAGTACCTTATGCTTAGGGCACATATTTAATATATTACGAACATAAAATTAAATGTTAATTAATGAAGGTACCGTATTATTTAAAAAAGGATATGCGGTATTTTTTAGTTTGAAATTCAAGTAAAAAGGTTCACCTAGGATTAGGGGTGAGCCTTTTTTATTACATATGGTGGACAAGTATGGTATAATTTGGGCAATGGGCTAAAAGGATGAATGTAGGAGGAATAGAAATGGAAGAATATCTTATTAGGAAAAAAATATATGATTTTATTCAAAATGGGGTGGATAGAGCAATAGAAGAATATTATAAAGAATTTGAAGATAACATTGGCTTTTTGCTATATTATCCCTTAATAAATTTAGAAATGCGTTTCATTGAAGAAGATCCGAATTTTGCTAATGCTATAATTGACAGAGAACAGACGACCTGGTTTATCGGAAGGATATTTAAGTATTTCAATACTAAAAAATTTAATTTTTCATACAATAAAGCAGAATTTGATTATTTTAAGAATACTTTGTATCCGAATATAAGTAAGATGTATAGTGATTTTAGATTATCCGAAGAAGTAAGAGATTGTAATTCCATAGCAAAATGTAAAATAGAAGATTTAGAAAATAATAAATATAAATTAACTACAGCACTTATCACCAATAAATATAGAGGAGAGAGTTTTTACTATTTAGGACTTGACAATATAGAACAATTTCAATTCGAATCTATGGAAGCAATTAAACCAGCACAACATCTTATTAAATATAGAACTTTTAATTTTAAAAAGGACATTAGAAATATAGCAAGATTAAAAATTGATGTTGATAAAGAACTATATTTATTATGTGAGAAAAGAGTTAATATCGATACTTCTAAGTTAGGTGAAAGTATAAAAAGTAAAGTAATTAATAGGAAAGAATCATTAAATAAACTATTAGGATTCATATTTTATTTAAGTCAAATAACATTATTAACCTTTCAAACAGAAAAACAAAACAGTAGAACTTATAATATAGAAAATTGCATAATGAATTTAGATAAAGATTGGCTAATTAATAAAATAGCAAAAGAATCAAATTTACATATAGAATTAGTGAAGAAGTATATTAATTATTTTACTTACAATGGGATAGGAACACTTTGTAGTTTTCCACTGATAGAGTATAATAATAAAATAATAACAATTCCATCACTAATTATGCTAAATGATTGGCAATTCAGTATAACGAACGGACATTATGAGAAAGAAATTGAATTCATTAAAAGAGAAAGAAATATATCTAAGAGCATAGTAGAAAACATATGTAACTCTGCTAAGAAATTTCGAAATATAGTCGTTGCACAAGAACGATATTATGAATATAAAAACAATGAAAAAGAAATTAATAGTGATATTGATGTAGCACTATATGATATTAATACAAACAAAGTTCTTGTTATTGAATGTAAGTGGCGGGATAATCATTATAGTGATGATACTTATGAGAATTATATAAAAATAGAAAATACATTAAATAGAGCATATAAAGAGCAGATCGATAAGCATAAAGAGTTTTTTAATAAAGGGGAAAATAGTATAGATTATGTATTTGAACATGATAAACGTATAGAAGATATTAACGTAATACCAGAGATATTTTATATAGCTGTAGATAAAAGAAGTGAGTTACACTTAAAACAGTATCACATGACTTCTGTATATACTTTATTGACTTTATTTGAAAGATGTTCAACGGATGAAGAATTAAACCTAGAATTGTTGATAAATGAGATAGATGGATTAAGAACAAAAGTTGAGTACTTTATGGTTAAAGAACCTAAAGAATTTATTATTAAGAATGGTGATGATGAGATAACTATTATAAGTGATGAATTATTTGGAGAATATGATTTATAAGGGGAATTTTCAGAAGTAAGTCTAGATTATGAGTTCGTAAACATTCATATGGAAGAATGGATTGTCTCTTCTTTTCCAATTTATTATTATTTATATAAGTTATAGTTAAGGTATAATTTGTTTAATAAATCATAAAGAGAAAGAATGTCAAGGGGGAGGAAAGATTGAAGTACAATATGGAGATTAAATCTACAGATACAGTAGTAACTTGTTACACTTGTGGAAGTAAAGAAGTAGAAGTTCTATTGGAAGTAGGTAATAAATATAAGGTTGCATATGAGAAACCAACCAATAAAAAAGATAGACAAAACAATGGGAGGATAGTTGAGGTATTAGGATTTACAGACGATTTTATGGGTGATGTTATAATAAAATATAAAGATAATAATAGGAGAGGCAGGGTAGGCATAGGATGTTTACTGCCATATTCAGAAGAGTAAGTTCTATATAGAAAAATACGTGTATTAAACACTGAAAAGGAATTGAGGGCTATATGGTATATCAAGATAAGTCATTATTTAATACTCGGGATTATTGCAGAGAACAGATATTAAGATATCTAGATTATTATAAACAAGAGAATCACCAGGAAATAGGAGAATCTTTTATTAATTCAATATCCTATTATGTTAGTAGGATTGTATACGATATCCATGGTCCACATTATTTTTGCGATGAAATAGATGTTGAAATATTATATGTTAAATATGTAGAATATAAAAACTTAGACTTATCGCAGTATTCAAATGAATTTATAAAGATGTTAATGGGATATATGGCAAAGAAATTACAAACTAAAGTTAATGAGTTTTATAGACAATTTAGAGATGGGAAGTATTCAGTCAGAGGTGATAATGTCCTATCCAGTAAAGATAAAGATATGTTTTTAAGGAAGATTAATAATCTAATTGAAGAAAAACCTAAGATTATTAGAAGAATATAAAAAGTTGAAATAATGTTATGGGGGAATAAGATGGAATTAGATAGATGGAAAGATCTAAATCAGGAATATGCAGATTTTTTAGCGAAATATAAATTAGATAGTGGTAATAATATTGAATGGTGTGAAAAGCCAAAACCTACATTATATCATTATACTACAATAAATGTATTATTTAATATATTAAGTTCAGGTGAATTATGGGCTACTAAATATTCATATCTTAATGATAGAAGTGAGATTGAATACGGGTTAGAACTACTTAAAAAAAGAATTAACTTAGTATCAACACATAAAAAAATGTTATCAGATAGTATTGAAAGTTTAAAGCAACAGACTTTAAGTGATTATTATTTGGTATGTTTTAGTAGTGAAAAGGATTCAATACCAATGTGGAATTATTATGGGAATCATGATGGATATAATATTGGATTTAAAAAAGAGTTTTTTGACTTATTCTATATGGCTAATATTGAAAATAGCTTCTCAAATATCGTTCTAAAAAAAAGCCATCTTTTTAGAGAAGAAACATCTGGGATTCCATTTGACTTTGCTAGTAGAAAAGTAATATATGATAAGGATTTTCAATGTGAAATACTTGATTTTATAATAAGGCTAACTGATAAGTGCATAGATAACAATGAAACTTATTCTTATTGGAGGCTTATTTTTGGATTAGTATCAGACCACATTATTTTTATGAAAAATGATGCATTTGAGTATGAAAATGAATATCGTATTGTATTTAAGATGGAAAAAGATTATAAACATTGTATCCATTTTAGGACAAGCAAAGGTTCTTTAATCCCACATTTAATCATACAAACAAAAATGGACCAATTTATTAAAGAAATTAATATAGGTCCATTTAATAAATCTGATATGGCAGAGAGTGGGTTAAGGGAATTTCTAGACTATAAACAATTAATAGAAGTACCAATATATCATTCTCGTCTACCTAATAGGTTTTAAGATTTACATAAAGATATTTTTGTTGAAGACATTAATCTGATTTCATTTTTAGGGATATTGAGGTTAAATTTAAAAGTAATATAGAATTATGCAATAAAGCAACAAATTCAGTTTAATTTTTGTGGAGGTGAGACTAAAGTGAAGAGTTTAACAATTGCAAGATATAGGGACGGATATATAAAAATCACAGAGTATAATAGGACAATACATAAAGGAGAAGTATTCTGCCCATTTTGTAACCCTCCTTTAGAGGTGACTGGAGTAGAAAACAAATTCTTCAGAGCATCGAAGAATAAAGGTGGACATAATTGTGGGCGTAGAGCAGTTGAGTATTTTAACGCTGAATGGGAAGGAAGGAGACTTATTGAAACAGTAAAGGGTGACGAGGGAGAAATTGAAATAATAATTGATATAAATAGTTTAGGTAGAATGGGGAAAGGTCTTGGTGGTGTAAATGCTCCCCAAAAACCTGAAAGTAACGCTTCAAATTATGAAAAGGAAAAATACAATAGATATAAAACCTACAAGAAAGTATTAAGAGATGTAGTTAGAACAGTATCTCAAATGAAAAGACTTATTGAACAAAATTCAGTTGATGAACTTGGGAAGATTAAATTTAAATATAAAATAGGAAATGAAGAGTTAGGAATAAATGAAGTTGTAATCCTAGTTGATGAGCTTAATAAGAATTTGCATTACAAAGAACGGTTTGTTATTTATGTTGTTGATAGTGTCAGAATTAGTAATGGAAAGATATACATCAATTCTTATGAAACTGAAGGTAAGGTTATAACTACTTCATTTAATTATCCTTCTAAACGCAATCAAATAGGCATAAATAAAGATGATATGATTATTGCATTTGGTAAGATAAGCTATTATGAACTAAAAGATCAATATTACCTAAATATATTGAGTGACTTAAATATAGTTAAAATCAATGATAAAGGGTTGATTGAAAGATTTAACAATAAAAAAATGAACAGACGGGAAATGACGAAGAAAGATATTACAATAGAAAAAAAGGAACATAATTCTATTAACACAGATTTAATCAAATCACCTAATTTAAAATATATAGATTCAGGGGAAAAGACTATTGGTCAAAAACATCAAATTAAACCAAGGGAAATAAAAGAGGTTATAAAGAAAGATATATCAGATGACAGTGAACATGTATATGAAGCTACCTTTGTAGAAAAAGTAGAGAATGAAAAGGGATTTTTTAGTAAAGTTTTTAGAAAACTATCTACTATTTTACGAAAAGATAATTGAATGGTTCTTATTTGTGGAAGTTACCTGTGATTTATAATAAAATTAAATCAGAATTTTAGAGATTTGAGGATTTGCTGATAATTTTTCAAAACATAATAGCCAGTTTTATACTGGTTTTTTCTTTACCTATAATTATGGAAATATTTGACATAGTTTATTGATAAAATTTTATTCTTAGGGTAAAATTATGACAAGGGGAGGGGATAAGTATGGCATTAATTTCATGTCCAGAATGTTCAAAAGAAATATCGGATAAAGCTAAGAATTGTCCAAATTGTGGTTATCCATTAGAAGAAAAAAATGATGTTATAGAAACAGAAGAAATTGATATTGCAGAAGATAATGATACGAGTGAAGTTGAATTAACATCTGCCAATGAAAAAATAGAAGAAAAGTCACCAAAGAATAACTCTGCCATTACATTAGTTTTAATAATTTTGGTGGTAGCTGGTATGATGATTTTGGGAGTTAAGAAGTCGAAAGAAGAAGCTAAACTTGAAGAAATAAGAAAAGAAATAGCCTCTAAGTCAAAATCAACAAGTAGTTATTCCAGCACAACTTCAACTAACGTACCGACTACTAAAGAAAAAAGAGAGTCATTCGCTTCATCCATAAAAGAGTCATTGAATGCTCCTGGACTTCCGATTATGTGTGAAAGGGCGTATTTTAATGATTTAGGTGAATTCATAATTGAGGTAAATGGTGAATGGATAATATTAGACGATGAATTAAAAGAAGATATGATATACGCACTCAAGGAATTACTTAAAGAGAAGAAAAGCGATTTAGGAGTAGAGGGGTATGGACAATTCTTTAGTACATCAGGCAAAGGATTAGAGTCTTTTTATGCTAAGTAAATTAGAAGTGTCATATGACACTTCTTTTCTATATAAAAAAATAATACCGAAATTTTGGAAAAAGGTATTGACATTAGTGTTGAAGTGATTTACTGTGATGATATAATCATATGATTACAGAAATGATGAAAGGAGATGATATGTTGCGTATAGGGTTTAAAACTACATTAGAAAAGGAGTTGATAGATAAATTAAAAATTGAAGCTATTAAGCAAGGAGTAAATGTAAATGACATTTTAGAGGTACTTATTAAAAAATATCTTGATGGAGAAATTGATATTGAAAATGACAAAAAATAAAATAAGTCCGTTCACAGCGACCAAACTAGAAACGGACTTATTTACCCTAACCCTAATGATAGAGTTATATATGACACAACATATATATTGTGTACTTTTATATATTGTAATACATATTATTGCAAATTGCAACGAATATATACCAACTTGTATTACATTATGATAAATATAACTTCTTTCATAGGGTGTTAAAATTGAAAGGAGAATGTTGAATATGAGTATAGATAGTAGAGAAGTAGCGGAAATGGTAGAGAAAAACCACGCAGATTTATTAAGGGATATAAGAACTTATATTGAATATTTAGGAGAAAGCAAAATTGCTTTTTCTGAAAATCCAAAATTGGATTCTCAAGATTTCTTTATAGAAAGCTCATATAAAGCAACAGGAAATAATAAGACATATAAATGCTATCAAATAACCAAAAAAGGCTGTGAATTCATAGCTCATAAGCTTACTGGACAAAAAGGTACTTTGTTCACAGCGACATACATTAATAGATTCCACCAAATGGAAAATGTAATATTAGACCAACAAAAACAAATAGATAATCTAACCAAACAACAAGAAATAGAAGCAAGGCTAAACAATTCAAGAGTAAGACAAGCTAATGTGCTTTTAAAAATAGCAAATGATACTAATATAAAAGAATATAAGCAAGTCCTCCACTCTTACGCAAGTAAAATAGTTACAGGAGAGCAAATATTACCATTACCATCAGCAGAGAGAAAAACCTACTCTGCACAAGAAATAGGAGATATTCTAGGTATCTCTAAAAATATGGTAGGCAGACTTGCCAATGCTAATAATCTTAAAACAGAAGAATACGGAAAGCTATTCTATGATAAGTCGGCACATTCTAATAAGCAAGTGGAAACCTTTAGATATTATGAAAATGTTATTCCGGTTTTAGAAAAATTATCTAAGGGGGCTTGCTAATAGTGGAAAATAAAGCAAAAGAATTATATAGGATATTAGGACATATTCCAATTGGCGAATTTAGTTTTAGTGTAGATATGGCATATTTAATATATTCAATGACAATAAAGAAAACTAATGATTTTCAATGGGCAATAGGCTCTCTATATCAAGCAGGTAAAATTGAAGGCATAAGGAAAGAACGTGCTAGAAGAAAAGCTAAATGCCCTAAAGTTGATGGGGAAACTAATATGGTTTATAAATCTACAGATGAAATGTTTAGAAATCAGAGAATAGAGCTTGGCGATATAGAATTAGCACTAACAGAGATAACCGAATTAATCGGAGCAGTACAATCATCAATGTGTTACGAATATCCTAGCGTTCCTTTTAAAAATGTTCTTTCTTTAGCATATGGATTATTAGTTGAACAGAAAAATAAAATTAGTAAGCTAGGAGAATCCATAACATTTAAATAGGTTGCAGAAAATAAGGTAGGGGCTATTTGCCCCTAAATCCTTCTTGTTTAAGATTTAAACTTATTTGAGAAATTTTACTATAATGGATATAATAGGAATAAGTAGAAATTTAACAATAAGGAGGAGTATATATGTTTAAAAAGTACAATCAACTTATTATAGGATTTTTATTAGGAGCATTATTATTTAGCATTGTGCCAGTTAGTGCCACAATTCAGGAATACTTATTACAAAAATCTTCAGCTAAACTTATAGTAAATGGAAAAGAATTTTCCAATAAAGATTTGCCAGTATTAAATCATAAAGGCTACAATTACATTCCAGCAGCTACATTTAGAGAGATATGTAATACCATTGGAGTAAGTTTTGAATGGGTAGGAGGAAAGAAGGAAATACAAATAGATACGAATAAAAAACCGATAGTAGAAACAATAGAAAAGCCAGTAGGAGAGAGGCAGGTGAATAATGTGGAAGATGTAATTAGTAAAAAAGCTACTGTATATAAAAAGGATGGATATGATATATTTGTTGTTGATGGGATAGAGTATGTAAGCTTAATTGGAATATGTGAGAAATATTATGAAAGATATAACTTTAAATCAGCAGAAGGATCTAGTTCAGCCAATAGAAGTATGGTATTTGTGAACGAGGTTTCAAATGAAAGATTATTAGATATTCCCCATGAACAAATCTATGTATTTGAGAATCGAATGCATCTAAGATATGAGTATTTCTTAAATAATGTTTTGCCATTAATTAATCAGTAGGGGATAATCCCCTACTGATTTTTAGTAAATATCTGTAACAATTCCTCCTCGAACTTCTATTGTTTTTCCATCAGCAGAGCGGAAATCTCCATTAGCTGCACCACCTACTGTTAATCCCCCACGTATATATACACCACCTTCTGAGTCATTTGGTCCAATAAAAGTAGTTTTAAAAGTGTTAAAGTATATGCCCTCACGAAAATTAGTTGCATTCATATAAAGGCTATTTCCAATATGAGCGTTAGTAGTCACGTCTATTTCTGAATCTGATATAATCCTGCCACCTCTAATGGTACCACCATATATCTTAGGACTTTCAATTCTTGTTTCATCTATATATGTTCTTTGAATGTAATCTGGTAAATAAGGAATATCATCTAAATAAGCCAAATCTCTAGGCTTATCGTCAATTTGTCCCCAGCTAATGTAAGCATTGGGACCCATAGTAACATTACCACCAACCACTAAGTTCTCTATTTGAGCTGTAGTTATTTTGCCGTTTATAGTGCTGATATTTTTAGCATACACATTAGGAGTCCATACCCCGTTAGCATCTATATAGGTCGCATTAATTTTATCTAAAGCTATACCAGCTATATCAGGTTGATTAGTGACATTGCTCCAAGATATATAAGCATTAGAACCCATCTTAATATTATCGCCAACAACTAATTCATTAACCTTAATCTTATCGGCTCCAACACTATCATACTCTAGACCATGACCACTAAACTTACCATCACCTTTGAATTTCCTATCTACAAATTGAGTAGTTCCAAATGAAGCCTTCAATTGTTCAACTAATCGTTCCTCAGGGTCACCAATATCTAATTCACAATTCCAAGGTTGGAATAGATTGTATTTATGCCTAATTATCCTTGGTCTAGGACTATCAGGAGCAATATCAGGGTCGATAATATCAGCCATATCACCAAGTTTAAAATCTTCATGCTCATATTCAGGAAGAACACGAACATCAACTAATTTAACTTTATAAAGATATCTAGGTCTACAGATTAATTCTAATTCAGCTATAGCTTTTTCTAACAATTCACTTTGACTATAGATATCTTGGTTCTTATAGATACCAACATATTCTCTAGAAGTATAACTATGGTTAGTAATATATTTCTTACCACCATTAACATTAGCTATATCTAAGTCATCATGACCGAAAGGATAAAGTTTAGTAACAATCTTATTAGATTGAGTCCTGGTAATGTGTTTTAAATTCTTTTTATACCTAACTTGAAATCCAGTATAAGGTTGCCATTTTTCAGCATCCCTTAAGTGAATAATCTTATTGATACTATCGAATACAAGATAGCCACCCCAAATATCTTGAACCTTTTTAATTAATGCCAATCGACTTTCCTTTTCGGATTCAAGGTCACGAATACCAGTTACATCAACAGTACCCATAGTCCAGCCAGAGCCTTGAAGGATAGCATATAAGGCATGACCAGCAGTGCCAGTAGGATATCTATTACCACTTAAATTAGAGCCACCACCAACAATAATAACAGCTAAATCAGCAGGAGGTCGGGCAGTAGGGTCATTAGATATAGAAGGTTCAACATAACTTGTATCTAGTTCGTACCATTTCTCAACAGCCATAAATTTAGCCCATAGTGCATTTTTATCATTCCTAATAGTATCCATAGCTTCATCTTTTCTAAGGATATAAACTTTATCACCAGCCCATATTTCGCATTCAGGGGTTAATTCAGTTATTTTTTCAGAAGTAGCAGGAAGGAGGAACTCAAGTGTAGATTCACCGTTTAACCGAGTATCAACATAGACATCTTTTAATCCATCAGCTTTAGGCGATAAAAAAGCTACTGTTTTACCAGTAGCATCTTTAACAATTATATTTTTAGGTATTTGCATAAAATCACCTCTTTAAATCCATTTATCACGCCATTTTATCGTTACATTGCTTGGAGCAGTTACAGAAGTTTCTCCAGGATATAGTAGGGGAAAGACACTGTTATAATTAGCCATAGCATTACTAGAGCCAATCTTAGCAGTTTCTTTTTCAGTATCAATTATAAGTTTCTGTCCACTAGGGATAGTTCCATTATAAGATAGTATTTTCCCACCTATAGTTAATGATGGGTTAGTAGAAGAACCAGTGATTTCAATTATCAATCCAGTTTCAAAAGTACCATTGTTGGTAAGTGTGCCACTGCCAGTTAGAGTCTTTTCTGAACCAACAATGAAAGGGTCAGTCATTTTAAAAGGTATAACAAATTCAAGCCAAGTAGGGTGCTGTGTTAAATCAATCTTACCCGAGTATTTAACCATGTAAGTTTTTTCTATATCATCAGAGAACATTAAAGTCTTTACACCTTTAGTTGGATCTAGATACTTAGCAAATAATCTTTGTAGGTGAGCTTTTTCTAATGGTTCGTAACCTTCATCAGTAGCAACATGAAGTTCTAGCATTTTAGATTTAAATTCAGTACCAAAATCCATTTCACCATGTCTACCAGGTATTTCTTCTACATAATCTCTAGTAGCAGGAAGGAGTTCATAGCGACTATCTCTAGTAACCAATACACCTAAAGGTTGAAGTATGCTATTTGAGTCAATAACAAAGAAAGCTCCAACAATACCATCTAGTTCATCAAATCCAGTTCCAAAGTCTGAAATATCTAAATTTGCTAATATAGATGACAATAAATCATTTCCTTTAGCAGAGTCAGAGATATCAATATTCATTGACATAGAAACATCATCTTTTAAAGAAATGGACTTATCAGTGATTTCAACACTAGCAACTAAAGCTATGTTGTCATTGACAATTCCAGTATCAGAAATATAAGCATTAGCAAAGATGCTTTCAATATCATCAATCCCAGCACCATTGTCTAAAATAATGATAGCATAAGGTCCTGAATTATAACTTGCCCCACCATCAGGTATTTTTTTATTATATATTTTTCTTGAGTTATAATTTGCCATTTTATCACCTCATTAAAAAAGAAGGGCAATAAAAAAAGCCCTTCTAGGCATTAATTTTGTCCTGCTAAATATTCAGCTACTGCAATTTGATACCCTTGTGGAACTAACGGTTTTTCTTCTCCTTCAACTTCTTCCAAGTTCCACTTACCAGCTTTAACTAAAATTGCATATGAAACCACTAAATATCTTTTTAACATTATATATTACCTCCTTGTAATTTTTCTAATTCTGCTAATCTGCTTTCTAAATCAATTATAGCCTCAGCCATAGAAATTTTTTCTTCATCTACATATTCATCTACGATTTCAGGTTCTTGAATGTTTTCAATCTTATACTTTTTTATTACTTTGTCGGATAATATTTCATATCCATTATCAAGTAAATATTGAGTTTCTTCATTATAGATAGGTTTTATATCTTCTAAGGGTATCCAACCTTCTTCTTTTGCTAAATCTGGATTAGATAACATTAAAGTATCATATCCACTTACTGTTGAGCCATCATTTAAAATTCCAACTTTAGGTAGGGTATATTTTACTACTTGATTATTTTTTACCTGTACTATGTTCATATTATCACCTCACTATTCATACCATTTTCCTCGAAACACTACAGAATTTGTATAATTGGTATTTGTTGATAAAGTCATATATATCCCTAGAGGTTCTTCAAAATCTAGTGTGTTATCGTCTAATAAAGATGGATACTCAGCTCTAAGGATTACAGATGAACCTTTCCATGTTTCTCCTTTGTCTATAGACTTGTACATATAAGAATTTAAAGAAAGATGCAATTGTATGAATATTTCTCCTTTGCTATTTACAGCAATGCTTGGTTGTGTATAATCACTGACTATGAATATGCTAACAGGGTCACTCCATGAGCCATAACCACTGATAGATTTAGCAAAGATTAATCTATAATATGTTCCATCATATCTACACCAAGCCACGTAAACTGTACCCTCCTTATCTACACACGCTGTGGGGAAGATACTTGGATGATTACTTTTATTAGTGAAGTTTTTTATTATAATCCATTCGCCTTCTCGTCTATATAACATCCTTATAGCTGGATATGCACTGGATACTCTTTCCATTACTATCATGGGTTCTACGCCATACGACACTACTATAGAAGAATTTATATTTTGTACGTTCCCCCAGTTGTCATCGGTCACTTGCTCTACATCATTCCAGATTATACTGTTTTCCTCGTTATTTATTCTACCTTTACGATATCTAATGTTGAATGAATTTGGATAATTTTCATTTTTGCTAGTCCAACAAACATGTAAGATCTTTTGTTTTTTGTCAAATATCATTGAACAATTGCCCATAGTTGTCTGCCCTCGGTCTAAAAATGTTACATTAGTATACATATTTGTGTTTGATACGAGTGTAGCATCAATATCTTTAAACGCTAAGTGTGTTGAGCCTAAACTAATTATTATATAAACAATATTACCTCTAGCCTCTAATGCTATGTCATTGTAGGTAGCATTATTAGATAAAAAACATAGTTGCTTAAAACCATCGCCATTTAATTTATCCACATACAAATAAACAATTTTTTTATTATCGCTTAGTACCCCAGCTATTATCCATCCGTTATCTAATCTTACTAATTTTCTTCCACCGTTTCCTTTAGTTGAATAAGGTTTATTAACAACTACCGTAGGAGTAGTTCTATCTATTAGTTTTCTTGATTTTCCAAAAGACATTCTAACTCTATCAGCTAACACTAAAATGCACCTCCAAACCTACCATGCCAAGTTATTCCGCCGTCTATAGTATCAAATAGCAAATAATAAGTTTTACTAGCAGTAGATAAATCAGGTATTGTTTCATTCATCCATTTAACATTTGCGGGAAAATTTATAGAATGTGCTATAGAAGGTTGAATAATAATTAACGTGAATGATTGAGATACATCTATTGTAGTGTTGTTAGATATGGATAGTGTAGTAGCACCTTCTAAGGTTAGTTTAAATACATTAGCTATTGATAAATCTACATTAGGGGTTAATCCTGTTAAGGTGATTAATTTTTCTCTATAGTTTTTTAATACTCCACCACTTATAGGCATTTGCTTAATATTGTCTACATTTTCCAATTCTACATCAGCTTTTTTTACATTATGAGGATTGCTTTTATTTCCAATATGGGTATTTAAGCTTAATAAATTGTCAGTTATTTGTTTTTGCAACTTGCCCAAAGCAGATAAAACTGTGTCAGTAGCAGTAATTACAGCATTAGTGGTATTAGATAATCCTGTCAATACTGTACTTCTAATTGCAGTGGCGAAATCGGAGATAGTAGAAGAGAGTTGAGTTCCAGTATGATTTGCCCTATTTTTCAAATTAGCGTCTGTATCATTTTTAGTAGCACCAGTGGTAATGCCACTCAATTTATTCTTTTCAGCAGTAGTAAAATCTTCTGTAGATAATTGCTTTCCATCAACTTTTTTAGTATAGATAATATCAGCAGTTAGATTATCCGTTTCTAAAAGGGGAGTAGTAAATATGACGGCTCCACCACCATAGTCAATTTCAAATCCAGTTGAAATTGTTTTTCCATTCTTTTTAATAATAGGAGTGGGGGAGAGTAACCAGTTTCTTTTTCCTTCTGGTGCTTGATAAATTCTGCACCTATCATCATTAGAGATAAAAACTTCTGATAATGGTACATTAGTTTCAGATGTAGTTTCAATTCCGATACTTTCTTCTAATTTTCCTATAGCTTCTTGAAGTCCAGATATATGAGTAGACCTTATTTCAGATGTCTTAGGGTCTTGCCAATTAGTTTTAGCCATTTATATCACCACCTAAGAAATAGTTACTTGTAATTGAATAACCCATGTGTCAGGATTAGCCTTTGTCCTTAATGCAGATTCAACCTTACGATTTAAGTTTTTAGCAGAGTCAGAAAGACCATTTGCAACTGTAAACTCCCTCCAAGCATGGTTGCCATCATCAGGACCAAAAGTAGACCTAAAGACAACAGTTTGACCTTCAACTTTAGGATAAGTGGAGTCCATAGGTTTGTATGTCTTGTTTACACCTATTAAACCAGTTTGTGATGCATTAGCAGCAGTAGTACCATCACCAACACCAATATGAGCATTAGCATTATTGAATGAAGTTTCAGAGCCACCAATTAATAGAGTGAGTAGGGAAGTGATACCTTCATTTAAAAGTAAGTTTCCGTCAATTTCTTCTGTTTCATATAAATTCATATCTTTATCATACTTTTCTATTTGCCATTTAGGTTTCCAATTAGCTTTATCCATAAATCCTAAGTTGGCACCCATAGATACTTCATCTATTGCAATTGCTTTTTCTAGCATATAATCAACTCCTTTAAATTAGTCAAATAAAAAAGCCACTCTGTTAAGAATGGCTTACAATCTATTTGTTTTTATTTAATTCATAAACAGTAGCTTCAATTAAAGCATCTAGTTGTTCATCAGTAATTTTAATACCCTTGGAGTTCAGAAACTCTAATACATATTCTTTCTTTAGATTTCCTTTACCTTTTTCTTTATAAATTTGTTCTGCTGCATTTACGGCTATCTGAACCCAAAACTTTGCAGTATCTCTTTGTTTTTCAGTAGTTTTAGACTTTAAAAAAGGCACTATTACATAAGTAATAATAGCACCAATTAGAGCAATTAAAGCAGTACCTATTTTAACAAAAGCTTCACCATTCATTTTCACATTACCACCTTTCTAATTAGTAATCCTGTCAACAATAGACCAAAATAGCCATTGTGGAACATCTTCACCTAAAGTTTTCTTCCAATCTTCAGGTTTGTTTACAATCAAATCTCCATTGCCATCTTTCTTTTTGCTTAAATTTTCAAGAGACTTTTTTCCCATTTCTTCTTGCCATTTAGCTAAAGCCACTTTTATCACCTCATCTGTTTTTATGTTGATTTTCTCATGATACCTTTTAGTAATATCTGCCACTAACTTATCCCAAGCACTAGGATTTTTCACATAGTAGTGAGGGCAGTCCTTGCCTGTTACATCAAAATGTCGCCAAATTGTATCTTTAGATGGTTTCAAATCAAACTCAATTAATAAATCCGCTGACCTATTAACAAGTGTTCTATAAGTTTTATCATTAAACTTTCCTTCCCAGTCAGGGTGACAAGTTTCTATACCGTATAAATATCTATTAGGGGAATTATCAAGTAGTGTTTTTACTCTAGGTTTATAAGAATTTGCCCCTACATGAAAAGCTACCTCATCCTTAGGTAAGCAAATAACCACTTCACCGTCAAGTCCTATAATCTCATGTGAACTTGCATACCTTAATGGTTTTCCTTGGGCTTTTAAAGTTTTATTAGTTTCAGGTAAGTTATTGAAATAATGTCTATTATTTATAGCCTTTGAATTTGCATTACCAACCCAATGAATAGCAATCCCCCTAATACCTAACATTTTACTTTGAGGTCTACTATAAGGATTAGGGGAGACCAGGGCAGTTATAATCTCATATTCTTTGCTCATAATCATTCACCTCTTTTTTTATTTGTTCTTCCTCATAAAGCTTCATAAGCTCCTTGTTTTTCTTCTTACTAAATAATAAAAGCCACTGTACATCTGCACCAGCTTCCATTAAATTTTCTATATTACTTTGAAATTCCCTCATAAACATAACTGAATAAACAAAAGAAGCTAGAAATATTCCAGCTTCCTTCAAGTAGATTACTCTATAGGATAGACCCGTAAGAATAGATATTGTAAGGTAAGATACAATTTTTACTTCTGTGCCTTTCCACAAAGATTTAGAAAATAAATGTCCTGATTGTATAGCTTTTTTATATCCACCATGTTTTTTTATTATAGAGTATATTTTAGTCACTATATCAGCAAATGAAGCTCCCAAGACTGCCATTAAGGCTAGAAAATAAGCTTTATCAGGGAAAACTACATAACTAATAATGCTTGCTATAAATGCGTATATAGGCTTGACTTCTATAAAAGCTTTTTCTATATATTCATACATTCTGTTTATAATATTTTCATTCATACACAACCTCCCATAATATTACATAGAAGCAATTGAACGTTGTAACTGTCTTACCAATATGTCACTATCAACATCATCTTCCATATAATTTTTTTCGATATTAAGCAATTTGTCAATTTTAATTTCTTTTCTATTGTCTGTTAGTGAACTAGAAGAAGATTGACTTATAGGTCTTACATAAAGTACTTGCATTAAACTTTCAAGTTTAGTAGATAGGTCAGGAGGGAATGTCAATTCCCCGGGCATCATTTCAACAGCACCATATGATAAAGATTTACCACCTTTGTGCATTTTAGGTAGACCTCCAACATACTTTTGAGCAGTCATATAATCCATTCTGTGAAGGTTATTGGCAACACTAGGATTAAGTCTAGTAAGTTCATCATAAATTGATACTGCCCTTTGAGCTGCATTCTTATCGCCACCATATTCATACTGTCTTTTTAAATCTAAAATATCACTAGCAAGCCTATTAACTTGAGCATTATTTGAATTATAAGTTTTATCATAAGCACCTTTGGCAAAGTCATCAACTCCATCTAAAATATTACCAATAGAGTCATAATCAGCATTTTTTAAAGCACTTTCCAAAGGAATAAGATAATTCTTTTGAAACTCTTCAAACATTCCTTTAGACATAGTAGAAGCTAATGCAATCATATCAATGCTATGTTCATCAAAAGCAATCTCAATTTTCTTATAAGATTTTTCCCATTTTTCTCTTTGTGCTTTAGCAGTATCATCTATAGATTTGACTTCATCGTGAAGTACTTTCTTTTTATCCTCAAGACTTTGCTTTTTGAGTTCAACTTCACGTTTATGTTCTTCTTCATCTATTTCCTTTAATAATTCAGCTACTTTTTTTCGAGCATCTTCAGATGTTCTAACTTGCCAATAAGCTAACTGTTCCTTTAAATCAGCCATTCTCTTATCGTAGTCATGATCATCTTCTTGACGATTTAGAAGTTCCAATTCTTTTTCTATAGCTTTAATTTCATCTTCATGCATTTCTTTTTTCTTTTTAGCTTCTTCGTCTATTTGCCTAATTCTTTCATCATAAGCATTTTTAACAGTTCTTTGCTGGTCAGATATTAACTTCTTATATAAATCAAATAAATTTTCAATTCTAGATTGTTCCTCTGCCAAAGAAGTAACTTTAACTTCATATAATTCTCTATATTTTTTAATTTGTTCTTCAACGCTTAGTATGCCTAGTTTAGTTAAATGTTTAATAGAGTTTTCTTCTTTAGACAAGGATTCAGTCATCACTTGATTTCTAAGTTTATATAAATTGAAAGTAGCTTGCTTTACAGCTTCAATATTATTGAATTGATTATTTTTAACTCTTTCCCAAGCTGCGATTTCTTCCTCAACAGATAATTCATTAAGATTTTTCTTTTCATTAATCCAGTTAATAGAGTTTTTCAATCGCTCACTCATTAAAGATTTTTCAGCAGAATAAATCCTTTTATTGATATCAATAAGTTCATCTGCAGTTTTCACATGTTTAGATTTAATTTGATTTAGAATAGCTATTTCATCTTCTATGGTTAATTGATTAATGTATTTCTTATAATCAAGTATTTTTAATGCATTGTCTAAACCTTCGTTTTTATAAGCTTTAGTTTTAGTTTTTGTTGTGGCAGGTTTAGCTTCTCCAACCTTTGGAACATAAGGGTCATTAGTTATGTTAGAACCAGTCTCAATAGCCTTGTCAGCCCAATCAGATAGTTCGATATCTAATTCTCTTAAGAGTTTTTCTTGTTCGCTTGCTAGTCCAGATAGTGCATAAATTTGCTTTTGACGTTCTTTGATTTGTTGCTCAATATTAGTAACACCATATTTTTTATTTATTCCAGCTATGGATCTTCCTAAAGTATCTAAACTCCATCCTTCTTTAGCTGCCTTTGCTCTGGTTTTTTCTATTTCACGTAATGCCTGATTATTTTCAAGTTTTAATGAATTTAATTCAGATCTAGCAATATCCAATTCATTTCTAGTCTGCCCTAGCAAAGACTCTTGATCTACATATGCAGATGCGGTAGCTTGCATTTTAGCTTGATATCCTTGTGCAATAGCTTGTTGCTTCAAGGCTGAAATATTATCAAATATAGCTTGAGTATTTCCTATAACCTTGCCAGTATTAGCATCTATTTCTAATCCTAGGTTAGAAAATGATGTATTTAATTTCTCAGCAATATCTTTCAACTGTGCTTTCTCAGATATGTTAAGGCTTTCTTTTTCATTTAGTTCAACTAGTTTATTAGCCAAAGTTTCAGCAGTCTTAGCTTGTTCAAGTAAGCTTTTTTCAGTTTCTTCAGCAGCTTCCTTCTGTGAATTAAATGATTTTGTTAATTCCTCTTGCTTACTTTTAAGTCCGTTAGTTATATCAGTAGCACTATTTAAGTTGTAAGCATATAAACCTATTGTACCAGCAACAGCAGGAATTATTGCTAGTAACTTAGTCCAACCAGGTAATGCACCTATAGCAGCACCTAAAGTAGCATCTATGCCAAACATACCGCCAACAGATTTAATTGCTTTTACAGTGGCTAATAACTCTAAAGCAGTGACAATTAAAGCTCTTCCTTCTTTATCCATGTTAGCAAGACCTTGTGTAACATCAATAGCAGTATCTGCTATGCCTTTTAGTGCATCAAGAAGCCCTGCATCTCCTAAAGCAATGGCTAATTGCTCGGCAGAAGCTTTCAATGATTGGTATTTTTTTTCTAGAGTATCCATTGTACGAGCATTTTCAGATTGTGAATACCCAGCTGCATTAGTTAATCCATTAAGTACATCTTGAGCTTGTGACAATCTTTCAATCATACCAATATAATAGTTTCTCCTATAAACACCAGCAGATGCCTGAGCAATATCTCTTGATTGAAGGTCATTCCATTCTTCTTGCAGTCCTAAAGCAGTAGCCATTTCTTCACTAAATAGACCAGCATCATCTGCCGATTGAACAAATCCGTCTTTAATGGAGTTACTAGCTGTATTCCACTTAGAAGCAACATCCTGGAATATATGCATAACATTCCTAAACTGAGTTTTAGCTTTATCAGCGAACATATCAATACCTAAATTTTCTAGAGTTTTTATGGAGCTTGGTCTTTGGATATAAGATAGAATTGAATTAAGAGCATTACCTACTTCTTGACCAGTACGGCCTGAAGCTTCTCTCATAACTGTTAACAGTCCTATGGTTTCATCTATCGATAAATTCATTATCTTAGCAGCACCAGAGGAACGTAACAAGCCATTAACTAAATCTTGTGATGTAAGAGTAAAATCATCAGCAGTCTTATTAATTTTATCTAATAACAATGGCAAATCAGCAGACGTTAATTGCCATTGAGCCATAATACCTATTAATGATTCTGTAGAATTTTTAGCATCTAATTCAGCAGTATTTAAAGCGAGTAGGGATGTCTTAGTATTTTCTAAACTATCTCTAACTCCGTATCCTGCTTGAGCCCATCTTAGAGCAATATCCTGAACAACACCAAATGTTTGACCATAATCAACACCTAATTGCAAGAGTTCATCTCTGTAGTCCTTGAATACAAAAGTGCTATCTTCCATAACTCTAGAAATTTCAACCATACCCATTTCAACTTCAGATATAGTAGATATAGCTTCCTTGGCAGTTTTCATTGCACCATAGAATAGAGAACCACTAAGAAACCAAGATGACCTTCTCTGCCATTCTGAACCAAATATATTGTATTGGTTTGCCACATCTTCAACTGATTGTTTATGTTCTTTAGCAGCTTTTGTAGCAGAGACAAATCCATCAGAAATATTTTTACCTGATTTTTTAGCGATTGTTTGTACAGTTTGTAAAGGTACTCCATATTGGTCAAGGATAGTTTTCTGTCCACCCATACTTCCTAATTGAGATGAGAAGGTAGTATTGATTTCTTTAGCACCTTGTAAGGCCAGCATTTTCATTTGAGCCAGTTCTTTATTAAGGCCAGATATTCTACTTTCAAATGCCTTTGTTGCGTTGATAGCAGGGCTATAATCCATACCAAGGGACTGCATTATTTTTACAATGCTATCATCATTCATAAAATCACCACACTTTCTAGTGCGTTAAATGCCATTAAACATATTTGCTATAGCAGCAAATTGACTAACTTTTGGAGGTTCTCCATTGTTTTGTGGAGTAGGGGATAGAGTGGATGTGCCAAGTATATTAGGTAGTCCCATTTTTATTGAAATGTTTTCTTCGGCTCCATCCAGAATGGCCATAATTTGAGGGATGGTTCTACGAGCAATTTCCTCATAGGCCATCCCTGTATGATATAGCACTCTGGAATAAATTTTCCCCCAGTCAGGGGGCTTGTTATCGTCTTTGATAAGGAGAGAAATCAAACCATCTTTATTGTCAGACTCATTTAGCTTTAGTTTTCTTTTATTACATTCAATTTTGAGCTCTTCTAAAGTCCAATCATTGTATTTGCTTTCCTTATCATCACTGGAAGGAGCCCAAGCTATCCCGAGAAATCACACAACTTTCTAAAGAATTCTTTTAGATCAACAACATCCCAATCATTAGCCATTGCTTTTTCAAGAGATAAAGGATTGCCTTCTTCATCAAAGCAATATCCAGTTAGCCATCTATCTACTTTTTCTTTAGTTTTTTCATTAGAAACATTAAAAAGTTGAACACCTAGACTTAGATTATCTTTCATAAATTCTTCAATATCTTTTAACGCAATAGGCTTGACGGTATAAGACCTTTCTTTAACAATAAAAGAATCCCCGTCCCCTAACATAACAGAAAGAGGAGTAGAGGATTTGTTTGCCTTACTCATAAGATTACCTCCTTATAATGTGACTTTATTTCATTGGAGTAGCCATATAATCAACAGCTCTCTTTCCACCTCTAGGTTTTTGGATATTAAACGTAATAATAGTAGGTTGAGGTTCTCCACCTTGAGCAGGAGGATTAATAGAACCTAAAACCTTAGCTTTGTCTAATATTAAGGCAGTATCGTAAAGAGTTTCATCTTCGCCAATAGCTTCACCAGAGATAACAACTTGATAAGATTCTCTATTTGGAGTTTTAGGAAGTCCAAATTTAGTAACTTTAGTTGCTTCAAAATCATAAGCAGCAAATAATGTCTTCCCAGCATCATCCTCATGGAATGTTAGTTTTTTTCCAGTTAAAGTGTACTTCCCAGCAGTTGCAGTTTCAGAAGACTCTAAAGCTTTTCCATGAACATCAACAAGAATAAGAGTATCTGTCATTGGTATTTTATTTAAATTCACTTCATACGGAGGTTCATCTGGAACTAGCAATTCCTCATCAATAACAGGAAATGGAGCCTTTTCTAATTCTTCTATTTTGTCACCCATAATGAAAGCATATAGCTCAGGAGGCATAAACCCTAACTGTACAGCTACAGTACCTTCTATAGAGGTATCTAGGTTCATAGCAGCCCATAAGCTATTTCCATCGGATATAGGAGTACCATTGATAGTGATGTTAGGAGTTATTGACTGAACAACACCATTTCTAAATAGGGAAGTAGCAGCACTTCTTTTAGGTCTACCCTCAACATACTTATTAAGCATAAATTTACCAGCCTTATCGAATACAATTGGTTGCATAACAACACATCCTTTCAAATTGTTTAAATTGTTCTATAAAATTTAAATCTACTCCCACAACAAAAAAAGCCTTGCATGGTGGGGAGTTCACCAAGCTGGCCATAAAATTTAATGTATTTTTTGTTTATTCTTTTCTTGTGTAAAATCACTTTAACTCTTTCTTGAATTTCCCAAGCCTTAAAATCATGAATTGCAGGGACATGAATATCTATTTGAATAATAGATTGTAAGAAACTTTCATTTCTTGTAGGTCTATCTGGCACAAAGTGAATACAGAGCCTTTTCTCATTAGTAGCAAGAGTATCCCATTGACTACGTTTAATAATACTTTGTGATATTATAATCTTCTCAATATTTTCTGTAGGAAGTGTAGTATTTTTGTTTTTTTCTCTATAATCACTTACTTTTTTAGCCATAGCAGAACCAGTTAAATCTAATAGTTCTAATATAGTTTCATCTTCAATTATTAATCTTTGAATTGCATTTAAGTCTTGTGAAGGATTAAACATTCAACCACCACCTTTGGGCATAAAAAATACCCCATAAGGGGCTTAATCATCTCTAACTTCTGATGACCATTCTAATGAAACATCTTCGCACAAACATTTAGCAGTAAGATTTTCATAATAAAAACTTGGATAGCGTGGTTTTCCATATATAATCTCACTTGCTTCTTTTAAAAACTTATCCCTTGCTATCTCTAATGCTTTTTCTTCTGTATCTGCAATAACAAATACTTTTACAGAACTATCTCCAATGAACCCATTGCATACCTCATACAATTTCATTCTTATTCCTCCTATTTCTTATCAGTAATAATAAACTTATGAAACGGGAAATTCTTAATCGTATCTTTAATTTTCTCTCTCATTCTGCCATCTTCTCCTGACATCCATCTTGCAGCAGTTTGAATTGCTTTTGAAGGAGGGCGAGAAGGAACTATGTGTTCTATATATCGTCCTTCATATCTACCACTTGAATAGGCTCTTTCGCCAAATATATTAGTATAGGAACCTTCTGGTCTACCAACTATAGTATGACCCATACGCTTTGGGTTCCATAAATCTCCACCAATGTAACTTTCTAATGCGGGATTGTCTCTCTGCATTTCCGACCCTTTTCCAAATTCATCCATAGCAGCCCAAGCACCACCAACGATGGAGGCAGTAATAACATTAGCTATATCTTTGATTTCTTCATCATGTAAGCTATTTGCACCTTCGGGAGTTTGCATGCCTTGTTTAGCTTCATTGAGTAGTTCCTGTTGCAAATCCTTCATGGCATCAATTAAACTTTGTCTAAAGGAAGTAATACAACCTTGGCTATCAAATCTTATTGACATAAAATCACCTATCAAGTTTTCCTTTTACAAACTCGACCAAATCAGCATCTATTAAATCTTGGAACTTATCTTTATGGCTTTCCATAAATGTAACTTCACCAATAGGTGACTTGACTACCATATAATGAGTTTTTTTATCTACTACTAAAAGTACAGGATATTTTATTTCCCTAATATAAGATTTGTCAGTTTCTTGAAATCCATAGCTTGAGAGATGTTGCAGCTTTCCTTCTTTGATTTTTGCATCCATATTAATTACCTCCCATCATCAATCCTTGCATTAACATATTACCTTTCTGCATATATCCCTTTTGTTTCTTATCCCAATTTTTCTTATACTTAGGAATATTGAAGGGTGGGGCAGAGGTACGACTTTTCATAGCCATACATAAAATCCCACAAAGAAAATATATACCAGCATTAGCAAGTTGATTATATTTTTCTTCAGTATTAATTTGTTTACCATGTATCTGCATTTTCTCAAGAGCAGGGGAGAGTAGTTGCTTCATTCCACCAATGTTTAAGTCTGCATCAATAATTCTATTAGGCAATACTTCTTCTGGTAAAGTCAGCATCTTCCTAATACGATTGTGGTAATTAAGTCCTAGGTATTTTTCATACATTTTAATTCCCCCTTAACTTTAATCATACTCAGACATCACTTTTGTAAAAAACTCTATTTGTTCTTCAAAAGTTTCACCTTCGGCATTTTTTAAGATATCATCAACTTCATGCGGACATAAATCAAATTTTTCTGCCAACTCATCTACTTGTTTTTCGTATTCTTCATAATATTTCCTACCTAAATATCTATTCATTTTATCCTCCATAACTTTAATCAGGCCTATTATCCATACCTAATTGAACTCTTGCTACACCTTCAAGACCAATATCATCTATAGATACAACTTGATAATTTTTGTCATATACAAACCTATCAAGTAATGCAACTCCTAAGGATTTTGGCACTTGAAAGATATATACTGCATTATCTTCTAGTCCAGTTTCGACTTCTCTCATCCTAGAAGTAATGATTTCACCATAACAAGCCACATCTGGATTGATAGTTTGCCATTCTTGAATAGGATTGTAATTTTCATCTACATCTTCAACATATCTTTTATGCTGAATAATAGCATTACATTTAGCAGAGAAGAAAGCACATTCCATACTAGCAGGGTCATAGTTAGTAGATTGAATTAAATATTTAATATTCCTAATAGTAATGATTTCGCCACTTTTAAGATTAGAATCACTTAATATTAACCCTTCCCAATATCCTTCACGAATGCCTAAGTCTCTACTAGCCTTTGTGGAACGTTTTATTGATACTTTAGTATTAACAGGTACAGTTCTTTCAATGATACAATCCTGTCCTTTAGATTTAAGGAACTTTTCAGCATAGGACATATTACCACTTCCTTATAGGGTAAGTAACTGTAAAGTGGGGTAGGGAAGAAGATAAGAGTTCAGGAAATTCTAAGTCTATGATTTTCCCTATATAAGAATTTCTTTCCTCTTGAAATTCAGCTTTTTTATTATCCCAGTTAATATATAGCTCATGACTTGCATGAGGACCACCTTCTTTTTTAGGTAGTCTAGCAGACATAGAAGGGGAGAGCAGTATACAACATTCTAGGACAACAGCAGTTTCAAGATATAATTTACTATCACTATCTAGGGTAGAGTAGTTAGGTATCATAGATATAATATTAGCTTCAGCTATTCCAATGCAGTCTGGTTGTTCTAAAACAGAATCAGGAAGATAGGCATCATCGACACCCATCTTATCCCTAATTCTTTGTTGCCAGTTTTCAGTAGTTAATATCTTATTTTCCATAGGGGAGACACCCCCTTATTATTCTATAGTTAGTATTCTAGCACCATCAGCAAAGATTTTACGGAATCCACTGTTTTCAGATACAGTCAATAACTCGGTTTGATTCTTAATGAATTTATCAGCTTCACTAATAGAAGAACCAACTTCGAATAATTCCTCGATAGTGTTGTTTCTGTTAAGACCATAGATAGCTTCTTTACCGTTTATTTTTTCAATATTAGGGCTATATAGTAATGTAGTATTAGCTATTAAACCTTGTGGTAAAGTAGTCTTTACATTTAACCCATTAGCTAATAATTCATCCATCTTTGAAGCTACTTCAAACTTAGGATATAATACTTCTAAGATTTGAATTAAACCATCTTCATTTGCAACGATAGTATCACAGTTATATGGATAGAACTTCAATAAGAATTTTATCCATGCAGTTCTAGTAATAGTAGTTGCTTGAGCATCAAAATCTTTAACTTTGTGAGCAGGAGCAGCATTACCATTTCCATCTCCGTCTTTTATAACCTCTATGATTTCAGCTATTTTATTGTTAGCAGCATCAACACCGATTCTGTCAATATGGCGTTTGAACATTTCAATATCCATTCTTCTCAATGCTTCATATGAAGCTTCAACAGCTCTACCATATTTGTAGAAGGATATAGCGGTTCCGCCAATTCTCAACTTAGCAACTGGCAAATCAGCAGCCTCTGTAACCCTTCTCATTTCAGTAGCTTTCTTATTCTTAGGGTCACTAAAATCTAAGTAAGAAGCCTTATAAACATTGCTATCTATAGGAGTTCTTTGAGCCACTAAGTAGTTATATAGCGGGAACTCTTGCATAGATTGCACTAATGTTCTTGCTACAAACTCAGGGAACAATACTTTGTTTTCATTTGTTCTGTAGAAAGATTCAACTTTAGAAGCGAATAGATTCTTCTCAGGAATAGATTGTGTTAATATTCCAGCTTCCTTCATTAATCTCTCAAAGGCATCAAGTTTTCCACCTTCTTGTGTTGGATCTAAACTTTCTAAATAAGATGAAAAAGTCATCTCTTTAGAGTGAGCTTGATTGTATAATTCACTTGTTAAATTGCTTAAAGTAATCTTCATATTATTTCACTTCCTTTCAAATTTTGGGATTAACCTAAAAACACAGTTGCAACTTTGTTGGTCTCATTAACTGCAAGAACAACAGGAGTTCTTAACTTTGCAGTAGTAGATGAATCTTTGATTTTGCCTGTACCATCAACAGCTACAATCTTTCCAACAGTAGGAGCAACGGCACCTATAGGCACATCATCCCTAATTTTGTCAATTTGAACAGAGCAATGGCCATCCATTTCATAAACATCAATAAAACCAAATGCAGTATCACCATCAGTGCCTAAGTCGACCTCACCAGCACCACTAATAACTACAGGAACTCCAACAACAGCATCTCTATCAGCAGCTGCAACTAATGCCTTAATTCCAGCTCCAGCCTTGAAAGTAATTTGAGTACTTTCAGGAATGCGAAATTCTAATCCACCTCTTGACATATAAAACACATCCTTTCATAATTTTGGGCATAAAAATAACCACTATATAAAGTGGTTTGCCTTTGAGTTATTTACTTACTTAAATCTTTTTCTAGTGCTTCAATTGTTTCAGATAACCTTTTCTTTATTTCTCCACATTCATCCATTCTTTTTCTTAGACAAGAGAGTTCTTGTTCATTTTCTAAATATCTATCTTTTTCATAATTTAATCTGTTTTTTATAGTTTCCTTAGTAATATCATGCATGAAAACACCTCCTAAGTTTTATTTTATTTTCCTACCTTAAATGCAGCATCTGGAATTGATAACTTATGTCCTTGCCCAGCTGCAGGGTCAGTTTGTCTACCAGCAGGTATACTAGCATTAGCCTGTAATTCCCAAGTTGCCATTATGTCCTTAATAGCCTTAGTATCCATGTTAGCAAAACTATTTTCCCACGTTTCTTTAGGGAAGTCATTACCCATAGCACGAACACCCATCGCTATAGCTTCATCTGATAAAGACTTACGATATTCTTGACCTTCTTTAGCAAGTTTTAAAACTTCATCAGCAGATAATTCGGTACCTAATTTTTCACTAACTTGATCTTGAGTCATATAGATTTCTAACTCTTCTACACCTTCAGCGATTTTTAATGGTTCTACAGAAGCCTTAATTCTTTTGACTGTAGCATCCCATTTTTCAGCTAATTGACTAAGTACATCTTCAGATTTAGTTTCACCTTCCTTGTACTCAATGCCAAAAGCTTCAATCATTTTCTTTAAATTCTCATTCATTGAGTTTTCACCACCTTTCAAATTAATAACTTTTCCATTACCATCCATGATTTGTGGACCATCATCAACAGTTGCACCTTTGAATAATTTCTTATGGTCTGTTTTTTTAACCATAGTGAGCAACCCTACTCTTTCACTATAGGTAGCAACTATAGGTTTTAGAGGGTCAATGTCTTTCATATCATCTATTATCTGATAAGTGCCTTTTTCATTCTCAACTATATCCCCAGCCTTTGACATAATACCAGCTCCAGGATAAGCACCATCAAATACTAAACTATTCTCCATCAGGAATCCAGGAGGTTCCGCTTTGATATAACAAAATTGATTTCTTGTAACTCCATCATCACCTTCGACTTCATAAGTTCTACCAGCTATATGTTTACATTCATCATACTTACGGTAATTTTTCCCACATACAGAACAAGTAGCTTTCCCATATGAAAACCCAATGGAACTATCAAATAATGTACCAGCTTCAATGCTAGTTATAAGGTCATCAGTTTTTATTCCATCTAATTCAATTCCTCTAGCCATATAATGGTCAGCGATTAAAGATATAGTTTCGCCTTCTTCTGTACCAGGTCCATATCTACTGTCAAAAGTTCTACCATAAGACATAGCCATCTTAGGTCTACCACCTAGTCCCCAAAATCCATCAGGACTCCAGCTATGGTCGAGTAGGAGAGATACACCTTTGTTTGCATCACTGGAAAACACATCTAGTAATTCCTTTGTTAATTGAACGTTTCTTTCAGGAATAATCATATCTCCAGCTAATTTGTTTGGAAATACAAATACCTCATCTTTAGACAAGGTTCTTTTAGCTAATTTATTTATTTTAGCTAGTTGTTCATCCGTTGGTACTCCAAATTTATCACTCATTTATTCACCTTCTTTCAGTTTAATAAATTCTCTTATTTTATCCTCCGTATAGCCTATTTCAGGATATACACAATATTTTGTGTAGTGTTTAGGCATATCGGATATATGCTCTACATCTTGTTTATCAAGAATAATCATAATAGGTTCATCGTTGGAGTCATATATTTTGTTTCCTATCTTGACTTTCAAAGGAATCACCTTCTTCCTTACATAAATCCTCACATAAACAACCTTCACAGTTACAACATTCATGCAAGGTTTCTATATCATCAAATGGTAGTTTCTTGTGATATGGATTTTCCTTCCCTCGAATGTTTGTCATTATTTCCAATAATATCAACCTCATTTCTTAGAGTGAACAACTCAACAAAAACGTTATACTTTCTTTTAAGAATTAACTCGGAAGGTACTCCTTTATACATATATTGAAAAAGCATTTTAACCGATGTAATGGAATCATATTCCAAAGTCCAAGTTTCTTTACAATCAACATATACATGTATTTTTAACCCTGTTTGTTTTTCTATAGCCTTGCCAAGTCCATATGCAAAATTTTTAGAACCAGTAGCAAATACTATTTTGGGAGAAAGATTGTTTTTATAGGTTATGCAACCATCGCCTTCAAACACACCTCTAACAAAATCCCTTACATATTCAGATGGAATATAAGGCATCTCCATTATCAATGATTTATTTGGTGGTATTCCGTAATCTATTAGCTTGTTCATTATATCTTCCCTTGCTATAGATATAGTTCCAGCAGGAAGGTAGTGTGATTGCTCTTTGCTGTTCCATTCCCTAATCGTAGTAGTCCAACCATAAGAAAATAAAGAAAACAAGCTTTCTAAATGTTCTATATCAGTCGAGGTAATTCTAAATACGTTTTTAGACATAGATATATTGCCATCAGAGGCCACCCATCCAAGGAAATAGGCTAACTCGTGTGACCAACTACTGAAAAACAATTCATCGGTATATACTTTGTTGCTTGAAGAATATTTATTATGACTATTTGTATATCTAGTTTCTCTTATAGATAGATTGTATGGAGCATAATCAACAGTTTCAGTTCTTTTATTAACATCATAAGGCAATCTTGACCTAATTTCCGTTTTAGTCCTATGGAGCGAATTTCTAATTTGCCTTCTACTGACATTAAACATTTTGGAAATATTCTCTAAAGAATGACCTTCGTTATATAACTCAGATACTATATCATCTGAAAATGTGTTGTTTTTACTTTTATTCATGACTATCACCTCATATATATTATACCATTAACTACATGTAGTTGCAAGGAATAGCATTATAATATATAATAAAATTGAGGTGATAATTGTGAATAGAGGACTAAAGAATAGAACTCCAATATCTAATGCGGTGGACACTAAGTTGTATGAGCAACTGAAAGCATTATCAGAAGAAACAATGATACCAATGTCTAGGTTGCTAGATAAGGGTATAGAATTAGTCTTAAAAGAATACGGAAAAGCTAAGTAGTTTCCGTATTTTCTTTTTCGTTAATAGTATTGCTTTTAACATTATTAAAACTTATTCTGATATTTTCGTTAGGCTTACCTACAGCACCTTTGTTTCCCATTACTTCTTGACTTGCTTTATCTCCACTAATCCATCCCATTAACTGTGCAATTACATAAAACTCTTGTTTCATTAATGCTACTGTTTGTTTATCTTCTTCACTTTGCCAATTAACTACCCCGTGTTTAAACTTGGCAATAGCTTGCTCACCATTGACCCTCAACCATAGTCTAGCAATTTCTTCTATGAGTCGCTTAGAGCCTCTTTGACATGATTTTATTCCTTGGGTCATGATGAGGAATTCTACTGTAGACCAAGTTTCAGTTTTCCCAGCAGACCTATTAGCAAAGGTACCTAATTGTTTAAGACCATTTAGGACTTGAACATCTACAAGCTCGTTTATAGCTCTAACATCAAGACTTCTTCCACCATTAGCACCATTAGTCATATTAATTTTTACATCATCAAAATGAATATAATCACTATCAGGAGCAATGTTTTCCATCATATTAACGATATTATTATGTTGTTCATTGAGCCAATTTTGAAGTTCTTTAGGATTGTTTTTTATATGTGGAGGACAGTAAGTCATAAGCCTTTCCAAAACAATCTCAATATCATTCCTAGGGTAGCCCTGATGATGAAGTACTGCTTGTAAGTCTTGTAGTATTTGCATTTGAAAGTCTATAGCTTGTAATACAGGAGTCATTGTTAATGTTCCTCTAGGGTCGCCTATATCAGGGTCAGCAGGTACCCAGAAGAAGTTAGCATGTTCTTTATCTAGATAGACTTTTTTAGTCATATGATATTGGAATGGCACCCAAGTTTTTCTACCTTTGATTTCTTTTAGTTCCCATTCTATAGTTTGAGGTTTGACAGGGTAGACATCATAAATATCTTTTCTATCAGGTGTAACCTCAACTTCAACACCCATAGCACCAAGAAGAAAGGAACTATAGTGTAATTGGTCTATTAATCCATCAAGACCACTGTTGGATATTTCATTTATTCTTGAAGCAAATTCACGCCATTTACTTTCTAAATCAGTTCTTCTAGTCTTGCCATCAAGTCCATAGAAGTGCATTTCATTGCCTTGATTTGCGAGTCTTACAAAGTTCCACACTGCCATTGATACATCTGGATTTACTCTTTTTAAATATTCTATAGCTGCAGCTTCCTCTGGAATACTTCTTAGAGTTTTAAGCACATCACCAGTTCGTGATCTAAAAGGGGAGAGGGTAGAGGTGTAACCATTATTTATTTGAGTTTGCCTACCAGTAGGAATATATTTAGGTTCTGCTCTTGCTCTTGCAAATTGTCTATTAGAAAGTCCCATATTACATCACCTCACCTTTTCCAATGCTTTCCTAATGCAAAGTTTAATCTTTGTCTTTCACCATATGAAAGCTTTGTTGCTTGTTTCATAGCTAAGTAATCTCTTTCAGCTTTGAGTTTATCCATTCGGATTTTTTCATCAATTTTGTTTCTTTGTATTTTCCAAGATAAATTAATTATCATTGCCAAAACAACAGGTATAAATATCATAATAAGTAACCATATCATAGGTTAGCACCCCTTAATATTCCAATACGGAAAGCTTAGTTTCTTTTTCGCATATAGCCCAAACTTCACCATGCCAATTATCTAGTGTAATACTTCCACCATTACCAAAGCTAGATGAGGTATCAGGAGCCAATACAAAGTGAAAATCATCCTTGGTAATTCCACTATCTAACTTAATGTAGCAAGGCTCTAAGCCTATATTTTGAATTATAAGTTTTGTTCTATCCTCATTACAATCTAACACAAATGTAACAGATGAATTAATTTTTTTAATTGGACTTTCATTTGATTCAAAATTAGATTTTAAGCATTTTTCTGTCAGTGAATTATTTAAAAAATTAACTTCACTAGATAAGTTTCTTAAGTAATTCGCCGTGCTTAAATTCCTATCAGATATTTTCTCTATATATTCCATAAGTTTTTTCCAAAATTTCATATAATCACCCCTATTCTAGAAGTTTTTCAATTTCTTCTATTACCTGAGCCTTAGCTAAATTAACATAGTTTGGACTATTGATGACTATATCCATAATGAATTTAGCATCCTCTTTCGATATATCAATTTCACCAGTATTAGTAAGATTAACAGCCCATGTAATCATTTGAGCAGGCTTACCCACAGTAGACATAGCAAGTATATTGGCCAGTATATCACTTAGTTTTTCATTCGTAGGCTCACCTTTTAAAGTAAGCATATTTTTATCAAGATTAAGTTTCATCACAATTCACCTGCAATTTAAACTCTTTAACTAGTTCTTTAACAGCATGATTTGCAATTTCTTTTGTCATCTCTTCAATACTCATTTCTGGATTTTTCTCATACTTTTCAACTATCTTTTCTGCAAATTCTTCAGTTGCGCTTTCCATTATTGCTTGAAATTGCATAGCAAATCCTAAAACAGCGGTTGTAAACTTTGTTTCAAATTGTTTTTCTTGTTTTTCATTCATTTAATTGCCTCCAATATTTAATATTTGTTTATTTCCCTCTCAAATAAGGTATTATTATGATAATAGGGGAGAGGGGGAGTAGTATGGAAAACATAGTTGCAGATTCCATTAAACAAGGATTTTATTATGGTATAGAATTTTGGTTAAAAATCTTCTTTGAATTCACCATTCCTAGAATAGCACCTTATATAGTAGGAACAATTGTTGTAGGAATTATTGCATACATTGCAACTAAAATAGTATCTAATTTCTCTATAATGATTGGTGATACTAGTAGAGAAACTAGAAGGAAGGTAAAAACTACTAGAAATTTAATAGACTTATTTTCAGCTCTAAATGACATATGGCCTAAGAAGAAATGATTATTTACATTGACTCTTAGGCTTTCCACATCTACAACACCTATAGCCTAATCCATTTTGATATTCAGTTTTATGCTTAAACCACCAAAAGCATCTACTCATTTTGAAAGTGTTCCATAAGTCTTTCATTTAACCACCTCCCAAGAATTATATATGTAAGTCACCGCACCAAGGAAGGACGGTCGGAGGTAGACCAAACCCTATGTATTCCTTGGTTATTGACAGTGTGGTATATAAAAAAACAACCTCATTAGAGATTGCTTGATATAACGTTTATTAATTTGATTTGCTTATTCCCCCGACTCTACCAACCCAAGGTAATATAAGAGCAGGTGATTGGAAGTCACTAAAACAGAAGTATAATGCAGACACTATATCATCATGCCCACTATCTGTAGCATTATGGTATTGAGTAGAACGACTTTCTCTATCTACAGATACATAGTCTTGAAGTTGTTTTTCAACCTCGGTACTCCAAGGGATTTGACACCATTGTTGCTCGACTACTACTGCAAAGTCCTCAACTAATTTAGCTTTGTTGTTACCTTGTTCATTTATAGGAACATTTGGAATGCCTCTTTTAGTAAGTTGTGAACCTATAGTTTCACCAAGCCCAGTTTGACCAAAGTTTACAGTAGCACCATTGTACAATCTCGAATACGTGGCTAATAAATCCCATTGAGCATCCCAACCTAGTCTACTCATAAGGTCTATTTTTACAACTTTACCTTTGCTATCTCTAATTACACATGGTTTACCATCGCCCTTACTAGCAGGGTCATAGCCAATAGTGTATACCTCGAACGGGTCAACTTTTTCCCATTCAGCCCAAAACTTAGCTATTTCCTCATCTTTTCTACTAGGTGGTCTAACTAAAACCTTTTCATAGTTAGGGAATACGGAGTTAATCTCCATAATAAATTCAGCTAGATAGTCTTGTCGGTATCTAGCTTCAGTCATACCCATTTTTATTTCATCTTCAAAGGTAATAGGGTTGCCCATTGGATCCTTACCAACGATAGTGTGTCTCTTGGCTCCCATGTAAGGGTTATCCCAAGTAGAGAAATGAAATGTTTCATAAGAAGGAGAGTAGAGGGAGGAAGTCTTATCTCCCATTAAGGCTAACTTATAAAAGTAAGTTCTACCCCTAGGAGTACTGTTGATTAAAGCAATTCCACCTTTGCCACCAGGACCTCTTCCGGGAGAGTCAAGTCTTTGTCTTAAGTTAGCCCAAACTGTGTCAAATTCTCTAACTCTAGCAGCTTCCGTTATGGTTACAATGTCAAGACCAACCCCTACTAAAGTTTCAGGGTCATCGGCAGAGTGGACCTCTATAATTCCACCGTTTATGGTTTCTATAGTTAAGTTTGAGAGGGAAATATCCCAAACTAATTCTTTAGGCAATAGTTTCTTTAGGTCACGCCAGTTTTGTCTTGCTAGCCGCATATTGGGAGCGACTATCCACCAAAGAACAGGAGGATTAACATCAATGGATCTATCTTCATTTTCCATTGCAAGAAATCTCATTACACCTTCACCGATAGAGCCTAAGTCCTTTCCAAATCTATTGCCACAGACTAAAATCTTAAACCTAGCTTTACTATCATGAATTTTCTGTTGTGCTTCATGAGGAGAGTAGGGGATAGTGACCTTCTTAAATCCATTGGCTTTAGCCATTCTGCATGAGCCACAAGTCTTTTGATTATTATACCTATTTTGTGAAGGTACCCAAACTCTCTCAAAAGGTTTTCCACATTCTTCGCATATACCAATTTTTTCAGCAGAGGAATGTTGTATATACTTTTCATTTTGTCGTTCGATACGACCTTTTGAAACTCTCTTTTGTGTCATAATACCACCATCTTTCAGGCATAAAAATAGCCCATCCCTCGTAAGGTAATGAGCCTGAACACTAATATTAAGTATGGCAAAGGCTTAGGGAATCGAACCCTACACAGTCGGTTTTGGAGACCAACTCGCCACCTTGGAACATGAGCCAATATGTATTGTTTTAAAAGAAAAAGCACCCTTGATAGAGTGCTTATCATAATAATTATTTAGTATTGTTCAATGTTGTCAAGATTGTCGCATTTTTTTCCATTAGCTTCGGTTTTGATGTAAGTTTTGCCGTCAACTTTTTCAGTTATAACCTTTGCCCCTAGAGTCCAGTTACCATTACTATTCTTATAAATTGTATAAATAGTTTTTTTGAAAATATCAATATCCAATTCTACTGATGTTCTGGTCTTTTCTGTTGAGTAACCTGGGCCACTTGATGTATAAGATGTACATGTCTTTACTTTTTTAATAACATCTTTCTCTTGATTTACTGCGTGGATATAATAATCTGCCATGGTTTCACCCCCCTTCATAGATATAATTCTACAAAGAAAGGTAAAATCCTTTATTTTTTATGATTTAATTACAATATTTTTAATATTATGATTTAATTACAATATTTTTAATATTATGATTTTCTAGAACGGAGCATTATAATAATTCCAATTCTCCTTAACAAACCCTCTCATACCAGCACCAGGATTGTAGCTAGGATATAGCTTTAAAAATTCAGCCTCAACATCTTCCAAAGTTTCGCCTTTAATTAATCTATGCTTAATTAGGTAGAGTAGAGCAATAGAAGGGGAGCGTGAAAAACCCTCATTGCAATGTACTAAAACTTTCAATCCTTGATTTCTCTTTTGATGAATAAAGTCCAAAGCTTTATCAATCATTCCTTTATCAAAGAATATTGACTTTGGAGCATCAACTATATTCATTGCAAGCCTATTTCCTATTCTTTCAGACCATAAGTATTCAGGATGTTCTTTAGGAGCCCCACGGCCTGTATATTGTAAAGCCATTCTATGAAATGGTTCTTTGCAAGCATGACAAACAGCCCAACCTTCAGGCATGTTCATAAGTATTTCCATCTCTGATTTTACAGGTTCGTAAGTACATAACAAACTGCTGTAAAAATCATTTTCATCTCCAACAAATAAACCTTCAATAACTTCTTTCATATACATTACCTCCAGTTATTTTAATTTCACATCGTAAATGCAACCTTTGTCATGGTTTTCTTGGTAAAAATAAAAGAACTCTTCAAATGAGTTCAGTTCAATTATTTCAATATTGTTCCAGTCATGATATTTACAGAATTTAAAAGTAATCATAGCCGATTGCCTTTCTTTTTCTTGTAGTGGTAAAAACCCCATTGAAAATAGCGTACTCCGTTTTGTTCCAAAAACTCACACCCAAATAGTAGGCAAGAAACCATAAAGGTTGAAATCATTAGTAAAAGTTGTTTTAAAATAATCATATAATCATTCCTTATAGTCAGTATATTCATCTATATCAGGCCGATTAGTCTTGTAGCTAACCAAAATCCCAGTATTCTTAACTAGGAATATTCTACATTTTGTGCATTGCCATAGATGTTCTTGAATATCTTTGTGTTTTCCTAGATAAACAAATTTATGTTTACAAAATAATTGTTTTATTTTTAGCCTTATCATAAAATCACCCCAAGCTATTTCAAATATTCTCTTACAAAATAATACAACTGATGATAGATAAATAATCCAGCATATTTTTTATCGATAAAATGTATATCAATGTCATATCTGTGTCCAAAAGCGAGTAATGAAGCAATATAGGACTTTTCATTGTATTGAGTATCATATTTATGTTCAATTATATCTTCAAAACTACCAATACCAGCAATAGCATCTTTTAATATATTAAAGTCGTTTGCTTTGATACCTGTATCATGAGGAAGTTCATCTATAACCTTTTTTATTTTCTTAAAAGCCAATAAAGCTTCTTTATTTTCTTTTTTCTCAATCATCATAATAAATCTACTATCTTTGGCTCTTATAAACTCATTTTCTAATCTAGTGCGGTCTGTAGTAAGGTTCCCGGATAATTCTTCAAGATGTCCTTTTCTTTCAATTACACAATCAAAGTAAGTATCCCTCATAATACCAAGCTCTGGATTAGCGGGTAGATAGCAAGTGTAATCCCCAAAGTCAAGTTTTCTACTGATATGGGGAATTTTTTTATCATCAAAGTATTTAATTATATGGTCATTTGCATTTTCTCTAGTATCAACTACTATAGTAATGCTTTTCAATAGTTCATTTAACTCTTTTTCGGTGTATCTGTATTGTTTTATCATGTAATCACCCTAATCATCATCGTTATCTATTGAAACACCAATAGAAGCCTTTTCGCCACCAGGCATTTGAAATGCGGCAACTATCTTAGTTTTCTTTCTACCGCCATATTCATCTTGAATAGATGGTTTCATTAGACTTTTTAGTGTATTTGCCATCTTATCCATAGCTTCGGCCATGAATTTTAGATCCATTGGATTTAAATCTTCTTTTTCTATTATTTTACTTAAAGTTTCTTTGCTTAAAGCTTTATCAGCAACTAGATTTATACCTTCAATAAGTTTTTTAGCTGCATCTAATTTTTTATTATCAACTATAAGTTCAGTTTCTCGTTGTTTAGCTTCTAGTACCTGTTTATTGAGTACGGCCAAACTTTCCGTTTTTTCAATGAGTTCATATTTCTGCTCAGCTTCATCATCGGGAGATATAGCAATGGAACCCATAAGAGGATTGAAGGGAAGTAATCCATCTTCTAAAACTTCACCTTCCATAACTTCTATATCTTCAGTTGTCTTTTTCTTTTTAGACATATTTATCACCTACTTAATTTGGATATGTGGGCATGGGACTTTCACCCATGCACGTAGTTGCTAACCTACACCCTGTGCACATTTAGCTCCATTGACTAGGATAAGTTGTGTCTTATTTCACCACCACATATATTAATCTTTGCTTTTAAACTGAGGTCTACGGTCACAAAATTCTTTCACGGCTACAGCTATCATGTCATGATAACCAACTTTCATAACTGACATAGCATTTGCATTATCTACTATGATTTTGAATTCCTCATATAAATCCTTTGGAAAGTTTCTTATATTAACATTTACCACATTACCTCTTTCAATTTTAGGTCTACCTGGAGGGGGAGTAGGAACTTCACCAGTAGATTTCCATTTATCATAGTAATCTCTACGAATACCATATTGATTAACCATTCCGCCTTTAATTGGTCTTTCAAATTGTTCAAATAAATGTTCAATAGGTTTTAATTCATCAAGATATTTAATTCCTTCAACCTTTTTCTCATTAACAGCGTTTTTAGCTCTATTTTCAGGAATTCCTTCCATTTTGCAGATGTCAAAGTAATTATAAAAATTTTTAGGAAGTCTTTTCTTATGAATTTTTCTTGGTCTGTCCATTTTTATCAACTCCATTAGAACTGCCAAGTTTAGGCATACATCTAGGTAATGCACATTTATAACTTAGTCCAGTAAAAGTACCCCAAGGGCAACCTTCACATTTGTGATTTTTCTTTCTAGGTGGAATATAATCCTCTTCGCATACATCAAGTATGCATTCACATTTACCAATATAATAGAAATCACAATTTGTTAATGGTGGATTGTATTTGCATTTCACTATTCCCACCCCAATTCAACTGATTTGATATCCATGTGCAATTTCATCCAGTATAAATTTTGTTTTCGATATGGTCTAACTAATACTTTATAGCAAGGTATAGGTGTATACTTGTCTTGATAGCAACTCCAACTTCCATATCCTTCACCCATATAGCCATCCTGTTTTATTTCTCCCATATAAGTGGCTTTAGTTTTTACATCTTGACCAAAGAAACTTTCTACTTCTATAGTTATTTTGGTACCTTTTGAGATTTCATTGAATTTATCTAATAATGAATTACTCATTTTCTCACACCCTTTTGAGGATTAAAATATTGTTGCTTGTTTTTATCTTTTTCAATTTTATGTTTAACTTTTTCTATGTATTTTTCATCAAGAGATATTCGTAAGACAGTACCACGTAAATAATCTGAATCTGGAACTATCTGCCTATCCATCATTTTTAATAGATTCTTACAAGTTCCAAGGTACTTCACATGACCATGGCTTTTATATTTTCCAAGGGTATTTATTATTATATGGCCATCTCTATAATCATCTTCAATTACTATAAATTCTTTATATGTATAGACTAATTTGCCCATGGTATCAGCTCCAATTTGATATGTAAAAAAGACCTCTTATTCAAGAAAGGTCTTTCATTTATTAGATGGAGTTTTTAGATAGTTATTGCTAGGGCACTCCATAAGCCGATTAAAGGGTAAGGGGAAATACAAATGGACAAATGTCCATGGCGGAGAAGGAGTGATTTGAACACTCGTATCCTATAAAGGATATCTTCCTTAGCAGGGAAGTGCCTTCAACCTAACTCGGCCACTTCTCCATGATTATTTTAAATCCTTCCATCTTTTTCCGTCTAAAATTCTAATTTCATAATTCCCAAACATTCCTTTTAGAACTTTATTGATTCTATTGCCTTTGCTAAAAAGCCAAGGATTTAGAAAATATTGTCTCGTTCGGCTATTCCTACCTTTGTAAAGGATATCTTTTTTTATCAGGCTATTAATAGTGTCATATACAACACTTCTTGATTGATTTGTAATTTTAATTAAATCTTCTGTACCAATGTCTACTCCATTAGCATATATAAGTCTGCAATCTTCAAAAGATATATATGGAGATACAGAAAATAAAAATGCTTTTTCAGTATGCGATAGATCATCCATCCATAAAGCTAATTCTGAAATGTTTGCTCTATAGAAGTTATCCAAATTCCATATTTGAAATTCTTCATCAGTTTTAGAGTTTTTTTTTACCGCTTTTTTATAACTCTTAGAACTATTTGCCCTTACAATTCTATCACCTTGATGTAAATCATCTGTAATTTCGCCTGTATCTGGATTAACTATAACCGCTATAACTGGCTTATCATCCATATTACCACCCCATATATACTAAATTCTGGACATATCCACGGGTTATATATACTAAATTCTGGATATATCAAGAATTGCTATGCTTAACTAAGTACAATGATTAGAGGGTGATTTTACCCCGATTTGGTTCCTCTTATCTTAATTAATTTGTTGCAAAACAAAACACCCCTTTTCCAAGAGATGTTTTATAATATTCCTCTACATATAAATGTATCCACTTTAATCATAGCACAGATTGCCGTATAAGAGGGATATAAATATCGTATAGAAATCGTATAACAAACGTATAAGAAATGTATAGAAAATGGTTGATAACGAATATATCAACGTAGAATAAGCATATTCGCTAAATAATTCGTTATGGTATTCGTACGAAACGAACAGATTATTGGCTATTTTACTATATTTGTAGGTGGTTTTGGAGTGTGTATAGGATTCAGGTGTGGTAAAATAATTATGAATGAAATAATTTCTTGTAACATTTTGAGTAACATCAGTATGATTTTGATATTTTTTATATATTTTTCGGCTTTATGGGAGTGATTATTTTTTAGAGGGGTATCTCTTCCGGCCGAGGAGCAAGGGTCCCCCCAGGGGTCGGCGAAAATATATCAAATATGGCATAAAAAGAGGGTGAAAAGAGTATAAAAAAGGGTTCTGCAAGCATTGGAAATGCTAGGTTGTAGAATATAGTACCGTTTCTGTATAAAATCGGTATTATATTTGACTAAAATAAGGCTATTTTGAGCAGCAATAAGAGGTTTTTTAGATAGAAATACAGATGTAAATGAAATATAGGTGCATCTTAAAAGGAATAAGGGATAAATGATGGTTAAAACAGCTTTTCTATTAGGAAATCCATTTATTTTGGGGCAAAGATACTGTACCCATACACTACATCAAACTAAAGAATACACATATAAATACACTTATAATATAGTTAATAAGCTAATTAGATACATATCTATGGTCTATACTTAATCAAAGTCTTTAATAAAAAAACTAATGATGTATCATAAGCAAATAGGTATGGATTTAGTAGCGATACAAATAATAACTGCATATAAAACTTATGCAAACTATGACGTTACTATTGGTAATCTCACATTCACTAAAATATAATATTTAGGATAAAAATGCAGTAATTGTAAGAGTTATAGAAAATAAAAAAGATAAAATAATTGAATAAATCTATTGACAAATACGTGCCAAACACGTATAATATAATTAAGAGGTGATGATAATGAAGCGTAGAGATTACATAAAACTTCTTGAAAAGAATGGTTGGACATTTAAACGAGAGGGAGCAAATCACACCGTTTATGAAAAAAACGGGAAAATAGAGGAAGTCCCTAGACACCGGGAAATAAACGAGAGGTTGGCAAGAAATAAAATCAAAGAGTTAGGGCTAAAATAATAGCCCTTGACTCTTATGTTTATTAGAATAAATAATATATTTAGGGAGTTGATGAAAAAATGAAAAAGGTTTATCCAGTGATAATTTATAAAAAAGAAGCAAATGAAGAATATCACGTTGTGTATGTACCAGACTTAGATAAAACTACACAGGGAGAGGATATAGTTGAATGTATTGAAATGGCAAGGGATTTAATTGGAATTACCTTGGTAGGATTAGAAGAAGATAATAAAGCTATACCAGAACCATTTACTAATAATAATCTTTACGCATTTAATGATGAAGGTTTTGAAGTTGAATTTAAGACAATTGTTGATATTGACGTAGAATTGTATAAAAAAAGACTGCAAAATAGGTCTGTAAAAAAAACTTTAACAATACCGTACTATTTAAATGAGGCAGCAGAGAAAGAGGGAATAAATTTTTCACAGTTATTACAAGAAGCATTAAAAGACAAATTACAATTACAATAACATAATATGTTAAATTAAATAAAGACGGCTCACCCAGCAAGATGAAATCCGTCTTTATCAAATCAATCACAAGCCCTATATGGAGCCTGTTAATCAATTTTAACAGATTTCTCCTTGTAAGGCAATTAAAATAAAAGGAGAGATATACATGTCAAGAAAATTACCTAAATTTATAAATCAAACTCAATTTAAGAAAATGTTAGACCAAATAAATCCTAATTGTATTACGGGGTGCAGAAATTATGCTATATTACTAGTAATGTATGGAGCAGGATTGAGAAATTCAGAAGTTTGTAATCTAGCTCCAGCTGATGTAAATTTTGAAACAGGATTTATCTATGTACAGCAAGGAAAAGGAAAAAAAGATAGATATGTACCTATGACAGTGGATCTGATGGAAGCTTTAAAGAATTGGGCAGATATTAGACCAGAAAGTAAATTCTTTTTTTCTACTATGAAGGGTGGACAATTAAGCGATAGGTATATTCGAGATTTATGCTATAGAACATCAGAAAAAGCTAGGATTTATATTCAAGATGGAAAAGAACAGAAACTTGTGCATCCCCATGCACTTAGACATAGTTTTGCAACGGAAACTTTAAATAGTGGGGATTTTACTATAAGAGAGCTTCAGGAGCTAATGGGACATTCAAGTGTATCTACAACTCAAGTTTATACTCATGTTACTTTAGGAGAGTTAGCAGAAAAATTTAAAAAAAGAAAAAGTATTACTGGATAG